TGTAATAGCGCAAAGGATAGAACTGGATTTAGCCCAAGAACAAGTAGATGCTTTATCTAGTCTTGAGAGTCAGAGAGATGCCCTCGTTAAAGATTATGGTCAAGTTTATTATGACTCTATATACGAAGAGACTTTCAACTATTACGCTAATAATTTTAAGATGGCATCAATACTTAAGCCTCCTACGAATTCTCAGGACCCCTCAAGCCCTATCACATCAGGGTTTTCAATATTCTCAAACCCCAGCACCTCTGATATGATAAAGTTGTCAAATAAAAGCCTGGGGCTTACAAAAGAGCGTGAGATCCGTCCTAGTTATACAAAAAGAATAAAAGGTGAAATCCCTTTTTTAATACAGATGGTAGATAGAGACTTTAAATCGTACGGTATAGGCATAGCAGGTAATACCATACTAACCTCTGTAAAATTAACCCCTAATCCTGAAACTTTTACAATAAATTCATCAAAGATCATAAATAGATATAATACTATGACAAGGTGGGTAGAGGAACATTGGGGGGATGAAATTGATAATATCACTTTCTCAGGAAGTACCTACTCATTTTTTGCGCATCAAACAGAGGGTATACCAGAAGTCGGCTTAACATTAAAATATCGTAATGGTACTAAAAGTTATGAGATGCTAAGGGAGCTCTCTAAGATATTTCAAGTAAATGGGATGATCTACCAGGACAATAAAACATATGAAGGGTCTGGGGTAGATCTTGCAGGATATACAAGTCCTACTGATATTTACTTAAATGATCCTGATTATTCTAACTTTATATTAAGGCATCCCCGCGAGGGACTTGCCAAAGAGAGACTGTACATTAACATGCAGTTTGATTATGTCTCAGTTTTAGGATATTTTGAAAATTTTGATATTGTAGAAGAAGAGGGGTCTCCTTTTAGGATGACCTATAATTCTGTTTTTAAAGCAGAGAAGACGAAATATCACCAAGGCCCTTCGGCTACTTTGAGGTTATAGAATGGCACTTAATTCAAATCCTACAACTTCAGCTTTTCGGGATATGGTACCTAGAGTAGGTGGAGGATTTCACCTTTCAAATAATACCTATTATCCATTAAGCTCCTCATCCTATGTTACGGCTATAAATAACCCAGATGGGTATAAGCCTTTTGAAGTGTCTATTTATAATAAAGAGAAGGATATAGAGGAAGTAACACTTACTCTAATGGTTAACCCTACGGATATATCTATCGGTCAGGTATTTGTTTCTAATTCTGCATATACCAGAAAAGGATGGCTCCCAACATTATGGGGCAGGCAGCAGTCCACTATAACCGGGAACGGAAAAACATCAGGTTTTTATTATGATAGTAACGTTGCTCAGATAACTAATGGGATCTTTTCAGAAAAACATGAAGGTTTAGTAAATAGTAAAAGGCGGGATACACTGCCATTTATAAATTTGCTTACACTAATTTCTATGTATAAAAATAATGGGAATTACTTTCTTAACACACCTGCAGATCAGACATACTATAGAGATGGTACAAGCCGTGTTATTACAGTAATGGATAGCATAAAGATCTCTTATGATGATTCTGAATACATAGGATCTTTTAGTACCTTTACAGTAAATGACACGGGGGATAAGCCCTACAATATCGACTATAACTTTGAATTTATTGTGTCAGGACTTAGAGGGGATAAGATAGATGGGCATTTGCGTCAGGGGGATAATGACCTAAACCCTAGTGTAGAAATATCGATACAAGGTCAGGATACCTCTTTTATAAAAACTGTAAGGATGAGTGAAGAGGAGTTAAACAAGCATTATAAGATAGATCCTAAGATACAGTATAGTCAGATGTCTTATAATTATGAGGAGTTTGAGTTATATGACGAGCAGGATTACTATAATCCCGTTCCAAACTCCTCGGGATACTGGGATACTCCGGAAGGTAGGGCGAAAGTTAGCCCTGTGCCTCCTGATACAATAAGAGTAGCTCGAGGGGGCTTAGACGGAGAGGGACATGATGGTAAGATAGATTACCGGACATCTTCGGGAGAAATAAGATCATTAACTGAGGGTGTAATCTTTCAAAAGGCTTGGAATTTCATAGTAGTAAAGTCTAAGGTAGTTGATAACGGGAAAGTACGGGACGCATATGTAAGGTATTATCATATAGATTCTGAGTCAATGACTAGTTTGCCTGTGGGTACCGAGATCCGGCCAGGAGATTTATTAGGGTCGGAAGGTACAGATAATGGTAAGTACCCCCCTCATTGTGATTTTGAAGTAAGGGCATTTGATGGGGCTTCTTTAAATAACGTGCAATACAAGGATGCAGAAAGGATAGATGCTACTACTGTTTTTAATACGGGGGTAAATAGATTAAAAGAAGCTGGTAATACTGATTATCAGAAGACAGAATACAAACATGGTAATAAAAAAGGCGTGTAATAGATGGCTGAAGTAAGATCCGGGTTATTTACAGTAAATGAGTTCAGAAACAGGAATGTGCTAAAATATGCTCCTGACGGCTTTATTGTTATAAACGGGTCTTTAGGTGCTCGTGTAGTATCCCCTATAAATATTAGTGGCACACAGGATATGGAGATCAGAGGTGGAGTAACCTCTGTTTCTATTAACGCAGCACTAAATCCTAGTGGTGCTAGTAAAGCAACTATAGAGATCATAGCTCCACAGTACAAGGGTCTCCATGAAGATTATTACGTAACTCTTCCTAATGGGGCTCGGATACCTTATTTCATACCTATGATGGAAGTAAAGGTGTATCTAAAAGGTCAGTTTTTAAGGGCGGAGAATAACTACAAGCCCCAATATTATCCTGCATTCTGGGGGCTTATACTAGATGTTACTGAAACCTATTCTAGTGGCGTTAATACTTTTTCTTTATCTTGTGGAGATCTTTTATCCTGGTGGAAGCATCAAAAGATAACGCTACGCCCAGCATCTTTACAGGCTGTTCAAGGAGCACCTACTGCTAATAAATTTGCTACTGTATTTGAAAACATGAATCCTTGGGAAGTAGTATACTCCTTATTCATGGATTCTTATTTTGCACAGAAGGGTACCGGAGAGGGTTTTTATAATTTTATATATGCTAAATTTTCTAAAGATGGATTTTCTCCCGATTTTGGGAATGTAAATGCGGATGAAACTTTTGGGGCCCTAGCACGAGATACCATCACCTACTGGAATAAAAGATTTGGATTTGATTCTGCTAATCCAAAGGATCCAAATAGAGTGCCTCTGGAAATGTACGGGCTAAGAGGGCCTATAAATGTAGACTCTATTGAAGATGCCGTATTAAAATTTGATTCTACTGCTCGTAAAGATAGAGCATCAAATATAAAAGCTCGACTTAATCTTGATTTTAATATTCTAGCAAGAGTGCAGCCGTATGGTGCCTTTGATCTATATGGAGACGGATCTGAACCTCTTGTACATAGTAAATTAGAGATAGTAAATGAGGTTTGTGAACAGACACACATGGAGTTCTTTTTAGATACTAATGGCTCATTTGTATTTAAACCTCCTTTTTATAACCTAGATGTTTCTAGCGAGAGTCTTCTTAGTTACAGGATAGACCAAAAAGATATTATAAATTTTACGGCTTCAACTAATTCGGAGAATATCGTCAACTATTTAGAAGTTACTTCTCCACTTAGATATGAGACCGGCCAAGAAGTTATCGGGTATCACATGGACTATGACTCCATGAAGAGGTATGGTATACGGTACCAACAGGTAGCTATGCGATATGGTAATGATGCAAAGACTCTACGCCTTCTTGCTGTCGCAGAGATGGCGAGAATAAACGGGGCAGCGCTTACTGGTAGCCTCTCTATACCTTTACGTCCAGAGCTTAGGTTGGGGTATCCTGTGTATGTAAGGCATATAGATGCTTTTTATTATGTGGCAGGTATAACTCATAATTTGACCTTTGGCAGCTCAGCTACTACGGATCTTACTTTAGAGTTTAGAAGAGACAAAATATTCGATGATGGTACTATAACAAAAGTCCCAGGTAGTGTGCTTAAGGGTTACGTCCAGAGATTTAGAAATAGTGCGATAGTAAATACAGAGTACGATGATGTTGATATAAAGATCAAGGAACTTACTAAAAGATTTGAAACTGATCCTTCATTAGATCCAGGTCAGAATATAGGGAGCTCAGCTGAGTTAGTAAATCTTATACAAAAGGATGAACTTCTAAGGCAGAGTGGCTTTTTAGCAGGCCCTAAGTCTACAGGTTTATATGAATTAAGTAAAGCTAGGTCTTCAAGTACTAAGGCTCAGGAGATAACCAATGCAGGCACTACTGCTGCCGTACTTTCAAATGAGCTGGTAATGGTAACAGATGAAACGGCACCTTTTTCTGATATTAAAGGGTATAGGCATATAGGATCTTTTCCTTATGGTGCAAATTTAAAACTTATGAGGACCTCGGAGTTGGTGGATACTACAAATGTAGTAAACTCTGTTAATGTTCAGGTAAATGAAGTTCTTCAAATAAACGGAAATGAAGATATAAATGATCCAGGGTCTGGAGAGATCTCGGGTACAAGCATAAATAACGTAGAATCTACAGGTAGTGGTGATGTCAATGAGCCTAAGGAAGCTAAGGTAGATAAGCATACTGTAGATACTGATGTAAAGAGAGAAGAAAAAGAATTGGGTAAGGTAGATCCTAACCCGGAGAATAATACTAATCTTTATATAGCTCCGGATACTGGTTTAAATAAGGTAAGATCAACAGTAGAAGATTCTAATGCAATAATAAATATAAAGGGAGCTCCCTAATGATAGATAACAATTACAGGTACGTAGGTCCTAGGATACCTGATGGGAAGAAGCTTCCTTTAGGTATAAGAAAATACGAAGATCTGACATTTCTTGTAGGTAGAATAAAATCTATCGATGAGAATAAGTGGACTATGACTGTTGAGATGTTTGATCAAAAAGGGACTATAAATAGCATAGGGATAACACAGCCGTATGCGGGCACCTCTAGCTATATAGCAGCTATGCCTGAAGTTGGGAGTATCGTTATTCTAGGAAGTCAAAGAAATTTTCTTTGGCCGATTACATACCTGCCAAATTATTATGCGGGATTAGATAGCCGGACACTTCAGATGTGGCCAGATAGCGTAGGCCTCCAAGAAAAGAATGTTTTCTTTTATAATATTAAAAAGTTGAATCAAGGTGAGTTGGCATTTGGGTCTTCTAAACACTCTGAGATATTTCTGGGAGATTCTATTGATATTGAATCTCAGGCTAATAAAATAACAGTATCACCATTCGATAATAGCATCCATGCAACTTCTTTAAGTAACTTCGTCTTTGCTAATGGTATCTGGTGTAGTAGGGGGTCTGTTAGGCGAAACTCTTTAGTAAAAGAAAAAGGTTATGCTCGCAGAGATGTCTTAAAAGACGGTAGAACATCATATCTGCTTAAACCTGAGGGACAAACATTTTCTTCCCGGGAATTAACAGAGTACTTAATAGAGGTAGATGACTATGGCCTGCCTTTTCAGCAGAGCAATGATATAAATGGGACTCGTAATCGGACTCGTAGAAATCCTATAGCTATCTTTGCCCTAGGGAATTTGGTAGGTAACAATATAGGGGCAGATACTTATGCTGAAGTTTTGGGTATAAGTCTTTTTAAGGATAAAAATGATGAAGATGGGGATTTGAATTTTACAGCTTTGGCGGGAGACGAGTATCTTACACGAGGCTTAGCGATATCTTTATTTAAACCGGATAGAAGAGATCCTAAAAGGGGCGCTTTTTTTGGAGTGGATAAAGAGGGGCATTTCTACCAGTATATCCCATCAGCGACAGCTTCTGGGCTAGGGCGAGGTAGATCTATGTCTATCCTGGCCAAGGGGAATAAAAAAGAGATATGGGGAGCAGATGCCTCATATGGTAATGCTTGGGACCTGGCTCTTAAGGGAGGGTTAAAGTGGGTAGTTGGAAACCACAATGACCGAAATGATAATCCATACAAAAAAAGAAGTATGGATGTGCGTACATCAAGCTCTGTATTTTTTAAATACGGATACACAGAAGATGTGCAGACTATAGCTGATCTGGACCGTACAAATACCAACTTAGATAACATATCATCCTATAAAAAAATAGAACTGGTCCAGGGCAATGAAAGAAAAGAAGTAACAGGAAAAAGAGAGACAGTTATTGGGGGCAGGGAACGACTTGAAATAGGCGGTGCAAGGCAAGAGAGTGTCGCAGGCTCATCTAGCATCATAGTCGGAGCTGACTATAATCTAAATGTTAACAGTGTTTTTACTGTTACCGTAAATAAAGAAAAGCAGGAAACTTTTGGAAGTCGTAAGACTCGAATAACCTCAGGAAGTTCTGAGCTTATTATTCAAGGGCCCAAGGGGGACATAACAGAGCAGATACTTGTTACTGGGAATAAGAGGACTACATTAACAAAAGGTAATATAGAAGAAACAATAATAACTGGTAATAGAAAATTAAATATAGGAGTAGGTAATTACGGAGCTGTTATTGGTAAGGGTAATATATCTGCTAGTACTGCTTCAGGAAATGTGTCAATTGAAACTAAATCTGGTAAAATGGAATTAAAAGCTTTACAAAATATAGATATAAAGACTAATCTAATTTCTAAAGTAACAATAAAGGGTGGATCAATAGCATTAAAGGGTCGGACTCCTGCTGGGGGTGTAATTACAACTTTGACGCATAGAGATTATATAACTGGTGCGCCTTTGATAGGATCTTTTTCTGTTACAGCATCCTCTTAACTATGCCATTAAATCCTATAACGATAACAGCAGCAATAAATGCTAACATGCTAAGCAAAGGCCTACTGGGTAAAAATAGTAGGGATATTGCTTCAGCTATAGGCAATGCTGTAGGTTCTCTTTTGTTGATACCAAATGTTGTAACGTGTGTAGTAAGTGGTACTGCAGGGCCCTCAGGAGTAATTTCAAGTTTAAGTGTATTAGGGGTTTCCCCGAAACTGATGAGCTCGCTTATGTTCACTAGGGGGCTTTCGAAAGGTTTTACTGGAAAGAATAGTTTAGATCTATATAATGCGATATCAGCTGGGGTAGCACAGGCACTTTTTTCGTTATATTTGACTGGTACTGTATTAGGTTGTGGTATAGGTACTGGTATTGGTAAATTTGTAAATATTTCAGAAAAGTTACTATCTAGTAGAATATCCTCAGAGATGCTCTTTAGAGCTATGCTGGGTACACAGGTAGGCGCTATGTCCGACATTATAGCATATGGTATTGTAACACATTTAAAGACATCTGTAAGTATCTCTGTTAGTGTATTAGGGGCAGTCGCTCCTATACCACCTGTGGGGCCCGTACCTGTAGCCGGTATCCCTTCAGTAACAACTCAAATCGTATAAAGGTTTAGAATGGCATCAGAAGTATTTAACTTAAAGTCGATCTATTTAGAAGATACTGTTGCAAGAGGTGTTAGAGTAGGGCTTAGGAATGCTCCAACGACTAATACCATTATAGTAAATGGCAGCGGTGAGCAGGGCGTTAAGACGGGTGAAACCGGTCTTAGTGCAGACTACCTGATACAATCCTCTTTATCTGCAAATGATCTTAAGAGCTATGGGATATTTACAGAGGGTAGTGCTGTTGTAAGAGGCTATACTGGATCACAGGATGTTTCTTACTCTGATAGGATAAGATTAGATACTGATTATCAGTTTTATACTGTAACAGGTATGCAGGGAAATAATATCTACCTTACAACTGATTATAAAAAAGAGAATGAAGAAGATCCAGATGTACAAGAGGGTCCATCTACTGTCAGAAAAATCCAACTTGATAGTGTAAAGTATGAGTACATAAAAAGTCATAATGACGAAAATATTATATCCTATGATGATGAGAAAAGTACCTGGGCATATACGGGTATCCAACCCGAGGGCCCTGAGATAGCTCCTACAGAAAAATTTGAATTTGATCCTAATTTAGACATACAGTTTCAGAAGAGTTCCATAAGTAGCGCAGCAGATTTGATGACAGTAAATACTACTTATAAGACACTAGTAGATGGGAATACTACAGAGATCTTTGACCTATCTGTAAGCCCGATACCATACCCGCATGAAAGTTTAAGAGTGTACTGGGGGAAATTAGGAGAAGAGCCCGAGCTTAAAGAGGAATTTGTAGATTATGTTATAAATTATAGTCAGGATCCTACACTTAAATTCCCTTACCCGCCATACGAAGAACGCAAAGTAGCCTTTATAAAGTTTTTGGGTGAGTTAGATAATGAGATCCAGGTAGAAGCAGTGGGTACTGATTTTGACGGTCAGATAGCTTTAATATCTAAGGATAAAGAAGATGTTGAGAGGCCTGTACAGAATATTACTCCTGGATCAGATTCTATTACAGTAGGGGGTAAAGAAAAATCTAATAATCAGGATTATCTTTTAAATGAAGTCACAGGTCAGGTAAATTTTATAAAGCACCAGAATGAAGAGAACCTGGTTAATGTCATCGCGTATCCTAAAAGGTTAATCTGGGACGGCATCAGTCTTATAAAAGGTGTTAAGGAAGATGAAGTAATAGATATTGATAATTTGGTAGTGCCTCCAGTAGAAGGCGTATACGATATAGATTATCCAGTTTATTTTGAAGATACAGATAGTAATAATTTAATAAGAGATATCGATTATATCCTCGAGACAGAATCAGGGGCGTTAGCGTTTTCCAAATCTCCTAAGAGTACAGATGTTTTTCTGGCATCTTATTACGTAGAGGGCGATGATGTTGTAGATGAGACTATATACCCACAAGTACTAAGAACAAAGCAGTACCCGATACTAGAAGAATCAGTATCAATCCTCAAAAAATATGAAATAGAAACAGAGGGAGAGATCTTCACAGATAGTCGGGTACTAATAGAAGGTACAGATTTTACTATATCTTATTTAACAGGGAAGTTAGTACTAAATGAGTCTTCGGAGGAGAGTACAATATCTCTTCAGGTATCCTACACTCCTCTAGCATCTATAAATTGTGTATTACGGCCTACCTCCGGGAATGCTCTTATTTATAGGATGAAAATTATAGATGATATCTTAACAGTTACAGATGGTAAGAGTCTTGTTTTTACTGTAAATAACCCTCGGGTATCAATACCAAAGGAAAATCCATTTCTTAAGAATGGGGATGACGGTAAATATACTTTTGATGGGACTATTATTGATGGGACACTATCAAATGTATATGTTAGGGAACGTCCAGAGGAAAAGTATATAACAGATGGATATACATATACTGATGTAATAAGAGAAGTACTTTTAGATGATGACGTTAATGAGAATAGGGTAGATAGTGAAGATACTGTATTAGCTACATATGATTTCCAATCGGAAGGTCTCCCTTATGCCCCGGTAGTTGTTACATATCTAAGGATAGAAGATGGGGCATCTAGTTTTAAGATAGAGGGTTTTGATAGGACTGATGTATTAAAAAAAGAGTCTGTATTAAGAATAGATAATTTTGATCCGGAAGAAACTTATTATTATCGTATTAAGGATGCAACCTACCTCAACGGTGATACGTATATATCTATCTACGGGGAATTTGATAATGCGGTATTCAATCCTAATTTTTATCTGTTAGATGATTCAATAGAGTGGTCATCGTTACCCGAAGGGTCTTTAGTAGATAAAGAAGCTTTGGAGGGTTCTGAAGCGATACTTCTTTACACAAATGATGTTAATGGGATAATAAACAAGATACGGGTAAATACCCTTCTTCAGGCAGATATGCAGGATATTTATTCTGTGACTTCTGTAGCTATAGCAGGGGAGAATGCAGTAGTATTAGGGATCTTCCCTACACTTAATAAGCAGATACAGGATACAATAGAGTATACTCCGTATCCAGTAGCAGAAGAAGGTACGACAGTACTTAATGCCTCTTATCCTATATTATTAGATCCAGAGGAACCTGCTTTTTCCGTGGCTTATAAATCTCCTACAGGTTTTGAAGGAGAAGGTAAAATATTGGTTCTTCCGGATAGGATCCAGTTATATGAATCAATATCAGGTGTACAGAACCCGGAACCTTATGAAGTTCTTTTTTCTGGCTATACTACAGTAAAAGGGTTGTCTGATGCTATAAAGGAGATTAAATCTACCTATAATGATAATATAACGGTAGTAGAGGGTGTCCCAGAGTATAAGCCTTTTAGCACAACCTATGTGTTGCCCGGTGGGGATTGGAGTGCTGATTTAATAATACCTTTTGAAGTCTCCGACCAGGTCGATCTACCGTATACTCTTACAGTAAGTCCCGAGCTTTTTAAGTGGTCCATTCTTAAGATGGAAAAAGATGCCTCATATTTTGATGTAGAAAATTATGATGCAACGGATAAATTTAAGGAAAATACTCTAGTAGCTTTTGCAGACAAAGACTACAATACAGTGTATTATCATGAAGTGCTGGAGAGCTCTTTCAACGAAAATACTTTAGTTAAGATAAAAGATACTTTTGTAGTAGGTATGGATGGTCCTGTAACCTATACAAATAGAGTAGAAGATTACCTGGTATTAGATAGCACCGTAGTAGAGGTAGACCCTGAGGCATCTACTATAAAATTTTTAGGTCAGAAACCTTCAGATATTCTCCTAGATACTGTATTTAAAATAGAAGATAAATATATCTATAAAGTTTTAGATATTGGACAGACTTCAGAATTTTTTATTCTGAAGTTTACTCCCACACTTAATCCCGCGATAAGGGATGAGAACTATTCTGGTTATATTAAATATACGAGAGAGGCCCTGCCCCTAGATGAATGGAGAGATCTAGGGTCCAATATAAATAAGAGGAGATTAGAAGTAGATACTGATTATTCTATTACTACAGGAGAGATAGTTCTTGCTGAGGGTATTAGAGGTCTCGATAGATTCAGTCTTAATTATATGGGCCAGGACAGCCTTGTAGATAGTATTGGAGAATCTATCACAGCTAGTTGTCGATATTATGCCAGCATTCCTGTAGGTTATAAAGTAGATGTGTCTTTAGACTATATAAATATTGATCAGTTTTACCTCCAGAAGCTTACTGAGAGGCAGTTCTCTGAGATCGTGGTAATACCTCAGATAGATCAGATACAGGAGCAGAAGGGGTCTGGAGGAGGCGTAGGAGTAGATACTAGCCCATCCTCACCCGACACTCCTCCTTATGAAGGTGGAGTATCAGATGATAACTATAAACTTGTTGATGAGAGAATAAAGAAGCAGCTATACCTTAGATTTTTTGATTGGTATAAACAGAGGTTAAGAGGTTTCAGCTCTGAGCTGCAGCTTTCTGTTGGGTTTAAATTCGCGCATAGTAATGCAGTAGGGAAAGTAGGAAGCAGCTACACATTAAATGATAGCGTCGTAGAAGATCAGGATTATACGCTAACTACACAGGACGATATTGATCAGATTGAAAATCAATTCTCTCAGTTCTTTCCGGTAGGATACAATCGTACTGCTCCTGATTATTATGATAGGTTTTCTAATGAGTACAAAGAGTCAGGGGAAGTATACTGCTGCAATATCACCTATATAGGGAATGATAATACGCCTGTTACTGTAGGTATTATAAAGGCATCAAAACCTTATTGGGCACGAAAATCAGATATCGATTTTGTATGCATTAAAGATGACTACATTAAAGATGACTACATAGAGGATACTCTTGTTGGAGAATATACACAGCCGATACCATTAAAAGATCGGACATTCACTAGTGATGAGTATACCTTTTTAAAAAGAATAAATGTAGGGGATTCTGTTAGACTTGATGCCTCAAAAACATACTATAATGTTAATAGCATCGTATCTCCTAAAGATAAAGAATATGAATATATAAAGATAACAGGTGGTTTTAAAGTTAAGGGCATCACTGATTATGATTTGAAGAGCCTTCAGAGCTCCCATGGCTCAGCTTTTAAAGATAAATATGGGGTAGATCTTACTTTTGATACTTTGGTAGACAGCTTCTCTGCTACAGGGTACTATGTGTGGATAAAAAGGCAGCAGTCTGAATCTTTTCCGATGTTTGATGATTCTCATAGTTTGGTAGCTTCCTCTGTGGGGGATAAGATACCTGGGCAGGTAATTGATACAAGAAGGATCAACAAACCCTCTAATTTTTTTATTTCTTTATTTACGGGCGAGCCCGTTAAAAATTTTGAAATTGAAGTAAAAAAAGATCCGGAGTCTGATTGGAAATCTCTTGGGTCAATAGATTTAAGTAAGCTGAGTAATAAAGAGGAGCGTAATGTAGATGATGTCCTAGATGCCCTTCGATTTGATTTTACTGTAAAATATGAGATCCCTACTTTAACGGACCCTATCATATTCTATGACATAAAAGAAGATCCTAAAAAAGGGTTTTTTCGTTATTTCAATTTATCCTTCGATAAAAACTATGATAAGGATGAGTCTACAGGATATTACGATTCTATACGGATAAGAGCTAAAGATCGTGATTGGTGGTTTAGGGTAAAGAATGGATCCTCTAATAACACTGTAGAAGATTATGGGTATACAGAATACTTAGAGTATAAGAACTTCTATGATCCAGAATGCTTGTATAGAAAGTTATTGTTGGAGAAACAGGGGTGGCAGACAGAAGAGATGATCTTAAAGGATCTCTATGACCATGGTGATAAATTGGCCCGGGCATTTGAACAGGGTCGGTTGAATAAAGTTTTTAGTATCTTCCAAAATCTTCTGTCAAAACCTATAGGTGGTACAGAAAATGGTATCTCGGATATTATGTATAGCCGTATACTAGCATCTTTACCAGAGCTCCGGTTTCTTATAAGTGATAATGGCCCTCTGATGAGGGTATTAAAACCAGATGGTGTAAATTATGAGGATGATGCTACGCCTGCCATTAAAAAAAGCTTTGAACAGACTTTAGAAGCTTACAATATCTATAAAGGTTTTTATGAGCGGTCCTTACTTTACTATAATATAAATAACACTAATAATGTTACTTGGAGAAAAGATTACGTAAGATGGGCCACGAGCCTTGAAGAGGGTCTTATCTATCAAGAGGATGCTAAAAAGATGTACACCGAGAATGTCGGAGTACTAGATGTAGGTCTATATAAATTAGATGCTATCTCCATTACCTTTCTTTCTCCCATAACGTCCTCAACTGTTTCGGTATATTCAGACCTTAAGGGTAAACTGATTAAGATAGACTTTATTGTTTCTGGACAATCCATAACGTATACCACCCCCTTATATGATATAAAGATATACGGAGGAGTAGAGACTGTAGTATATAAAAAGTTAGATTCTGTAGTATCAGATATTAATAGTTACAGATATAACGGAGCTGCTATATTCAATGCCACAAATTCTTTTGGGAATTTTGAAAATAAAGTTACTAAGGATATGCTTGAAGGGACCTTTACGGGTTCTTCCTCAACAGGCTTAATATTACAAGTTACAAATGTTGCGGATCATTTAGAAGCGGATTCAAGGATACTCTTTTTAAACAAAAATATTGAAGATAGAATTTATACACAGGATGGTCGTGAAAAATCGACACTGGAGCTTAGTTACTTAGGTAACTTCTACACAATGAAGCCAGATACTCCTGTTATAAGGATAACAGCAGATACTGAGTATCAAGCAGGGTCTGTGGTTAGGATTATCCAGAATCCTCAGTACTATGTTCATTTTGATGAGAATCTTAAGAAGATACTTGTTCTTAAGGGTGGGTATTTAGAGGCGACAGAAAGAAGCGACCTTAGAAATGAAATAGGGCAATATACCCCTATATTGGTGGCTTTTTCATTATATAACGATGCTTTAGAAGAGTACATAACTGTTAAGGATCTAGTTGATGATATAAATAATTACGAGATATTGGGGGAAAAGCTCTTTAAATCAGAATCGATTTATGACGAGAGTTTATCTACCTCTTCTTTCTATGTTAATGAAGATTTCGTGAAAGCTAAATATGAGCGTTCAGAATCAGCATATATAATAGATTTATATGCTCATTTAGATACCACTTTCGATAATACTGATGAAGATCTAAATCAGGGCCGGTACAAAGTTTTTGTTGATGGTGATACACATAGGAAGATGGAAGTTATCTTTGGAGCTATTATACAAGATGGTCGATATATAGTAGAGGATAATGATGGGATCTCCACTTCTTTTGTATTTGATATGCAGAAGGATAACGATGAGTTTTATACAATTTCTGAATTTTCTGAAATTATAAATTCCTTTGTATATAAGCAGGACAATTTATTTAATATGGAAGTTGTGTACCAGGAGGATCCTTTAGGGGATTTATCTACACGGTATATGGTAGCAGATAATGAGTATTACCCGCTACCAGCTAACAATCCTGAAATACTGTATTCGGATATTTACCTAGATACTTCTAATTTTGACTCTGATAATAAGCGAGATACTACAAATGTACAGAATGCTTATTTCAGTTTTCCTATGTATACTGCAAACGGGAACACCAATAAGACAGCCATAGAGGGTATCCCAGTGTCAGGTAGTTGGGATAGTTCCACAGGAGATCCTGTAGTACTCCTCAATTGTATAGATGATGCTGCATGGGAGATAACTTATACGGGATACTCTACTGCGGGGGATTCTAAATATTTTGATCCGCCTCCGGCTATCCTAGAAGACATAGATAAAAATGGATATATAACTGCAGAACAGCAGGCGCAGTTACAGTCTCTACTATATCTTGATAAGCCCGAAATTACTATTCTTAAGGAGTTAGTATTAAGAAAAGAAAGAACAGATAAGGTCCCTCTGGAGCTCCGAATTAATCTTAGAAAAGAAGCTACTATAAATGATCTAGTCTCAGCTATAAATGCTGCTCGGTTTGATGCAGAGGGGACTCAGACTCCTTTAGGAGAGCGTCAGATATGGGAAGCGTCTCTTATAGGGGACCCAGAAGTGCAGGGGGAATATAAAAGTTATGAGATTTTTTCTGAATATACCCCCGTAATACGTTCTTACGAAGTAGTGGGAGAAAACGGTAGCTCTACTTTTAAATCAGATCAATTTATAGGCTGGAGCTTAATATCTACTGATCTTAAGAAGGATGATCCTTTTACAATAGTAATGGATTCAAAAAGATATAGTTACGGGCCTAATTACTCCTTTAATATGGATGACCCGAAGACAGCGCAGGAAAAAACGTTGACAGCAATACCCCAGGGTTATAGGACAGATATAACACCCTTTGATGTTTTCTGCTGGGATGAAAAAGATACAAATGGCGATAGGTATGTCCAGGTAAAGGATAATTGGATATACTTTAAGAGTGCAAATGTTTTTTATACCAGCGCTGCGGATTACGGTCAGCCTGACAAGACCCTGGGGTATGGGATACCTTTGGCTGGCTCAGGGCATAATCAGGCCCCTGAGGGGGAGTACTTACTTTCTTTAGTAGAGAGAATAAATGGGAACAGTCTGCTAAATAAATACTTTTATGCTAATTTAATATTTACACGTACAAGTCCTAATAAAGCGGGTCAGTTTGAATATAACTATCTGCCTAATTACAAACAGACTATAGAAGACAAGTCAGAGATAGTAGATTTTAATTTAGCAGATGCAAATGTAATGGCAATAAGGCCTGGAAGAGATTATCGGTTCACTTCATCTAATTATAGCACCGATAGCGGTACGAAGTCTATAACAATTACTTGTGATTATGAGTATGATTATCAATATACTTTTGGTTATAACTTCTTATCTCCCGCGAATACAACCATACAGCAGTTAGTAGATGGCATTAATTCTGGTGTCGCACCGGAGTTTTCTCTGTCGGTCTTCCAGGCTCAGGTTGTAGGAAGCTATGGTACAACGCTGTCTACAGAGCTCTTGTCTGTGACTCCTGAGACAGCAATATCTGATTCATACATAGATTTAGATATTACCGGGAATAATACCGCAATGAGACTAAAGGTACGGAGTCTTACTGGGGCGGTATATGAGATCAGTGATGCCACATATGAGATCTCAGCGGACAGGAAGAGTCTTACTTTGAAATGTAAGATAGTGTATCAGAGCACGTACACCTTAAATAGCTTTAGTTATAGCAGTATGTCTATAGGGTCTTTAGTTAATTACATAGGATCGATCACAGATTTAGCAGATCCTGTGTTTCCTCCGTTGTTTAGAAGTAATCTAGTAAATTCTTTTTATGCAGATCGTCCAGCATCATATCTCCAAGATTCTAGCGGGAGTTTTTCTGGAGGAGCCTTTATAAGTAGCTACCTTGGGTATTTAGTAGGGCTGCGTTTGCTGAATATGAGTAATGAGACTTCTGTGACAGTAGACACGGACAATATCGTTTTAAATTCGAATAATTTAACAATAGCACAAACCAGTAATAAAAACTTGTATTCGTGGATAGATGATACATTACTAGGAAATTATAAAACTGGGTTTTTAGGCAGCAATGTTTTACCTATGAAAGTTGGAGGGGTTTATTATGGGACACTAGCATCAGTAGTAGAAAAGGTGCTACCTTATAATACCCCGTGGAAGGTTTACTTTGGTGTTTTGGGGGAAATGAAATTTATACAGGTGTCTGATTATAACCTGCACACCCAATTAAACTGGATAAAAAATAGGCTTGCCCAGCCTTGGAAAAACGAGTTTGGTATTGTAGTGCCTGATTATTATACTCCTCAAAATTATAGTGAGGATAATCCTTATGGTTTAGATTTTGATAATTTTCTTAATTTTATTAGGAATGTTAGATATAATCAAATAAAAGAGAGTATTGAAAATGAGGCTATAATACAGAATAAATATTTCTGGTTATACATGAAATTTCATAGGGAGTTCGGATGCGATCAGAGAGTCAAGGCACTTCAGGATCAGATAGAGAAGAATCAGCAGGACACCGAAATAATAGGGGATGTGGAGTAGCGCCTGTATGGAGAGTTATTAAGCGAGACGATCCTAGGCCCATGGGTTTTTTACAGAAAGAGCTTTCTTTTTTGTGTACGAAGATAAGCCGTCTTATGAGTAAAGAGGTCTCAACCTTTGAGAACAGGAATAAAAGATAAATGGCTGTAAGAGTTAAATTCGATAAAGAACCAGAATATACAGATCCTAAATTAGATGATTTGGGGATCGAGACAGTGCCCTATAAAGATTATATTGGTATCCCCGCTAATGGCTCTGGTATAGCGCCTGCTGAAAAAGAGGATAGCTCTCCTCAGGAGAAGAAAAACAAAGGATATAACTGGTTTAGTTGGAGCTTAAAGATCGGTTTAGGCAATCAAAAAAAGGTTGTAGATAATCTTTCTCATTTTCTAAAAGAGTTAGACCGCATACAGCAGGCTTTGCTTTTAATTGTTAAGATAATGAGGGTGTTTGTTACTGATCTTAAATCTATCTCAAAAGCTATAAAATTTGTAGTAAAACAGATTGTTAAAGTTATTAAGGATATGGTAGAGTCCCTTTCTTCTACGGGTGTCTACATGAGTGTTATCTTTCCTCCCTTTGATTCCCGGGATACTAAATATTCTATACCGATAAATGGGGGGTTTAAGGAGTTTATTGCTATTGTAAATCAGAGGTGCTCAAATAGTAATGATCCTGACGCTCCAAGATTTGGAAGTAATGATACAGTAGGTGGTATTATTATAAGTATGGTCGGGGGAGATAATGATCCTCAGTTTTTAGATGATATGATAAAGAATTTTAAAGTACTTTCTAAGCTTTTTCCGATGTTAGCTCCAGTAGCAGCACCACCGAAAAATGTCAAAGCAGTCCCGGGTTTTTATAAGGGCAAAGATGGTAAAAAATCTTTAGGAGTTAAGATTACTTGGGATCACCCGGGCACTCCGTTGTCTGGATTTAATATTTACAGGAACAGGAGCCCCAAACCTTTTAAAGTTCTAGATTCTATAGATTTGTCCTCTGTAGGGGAAGAGGAGCGCATCATAGAGGTGTTCAATGACGCCTCCTTTAATGATGGCACACCGGTTGAGATTAAAACTATTACTGGGAAGCCTTCTTATACTTATATCGATTTTGAAGTGACAGGCGGAAAGACCTACTATTATAAAGTTTATAGTACAACAGGTTATGATTTTGGGGGTTGGGGATTTTTAGATAGAGTTCAGAGTCCAAGTTCCTCGCCTGTAGTGTCCGCTACTCCAACTAATTGTATACCGGTCAGTGAGCTTAAGAAATATTCTGTATTAGATAAAAAAGGTAACACAGTAAAACCTGAGGAGTTTAATGGGGATTGGCAATCTTTTTCAGTCCGGACTCTTTTAGGAACCCAAATAGATAGGCTGTATGATTTATTGGATTTGATGTCTGAGAAAGTTCAGGGATTAGTGGATACATCTACAGATTCCATGAGTAAGTACATAGAATTCTTAGAAGAAAAGATTTTGTTATATACAAATATATTAAATCAATTAGAAATTATAATAAATCAGCTTTTAGCATACCAGCTAAGAGGCACCATGATGGTTTTAGAGTTGGAGCCTCAGAAGGGCGGGATGCAAGGATTCCTTGACAGGTTTAATGCAGCTACACAAAGTGGGGATGTTAGTGAATATAGTGGTAAAGGGGCACCGGATACTCATAAGGGTTTAGCGACCTATGCTGAAAAAGGGATAATGGCGGGTATAATTCTTTTATATGGATTCCCTGAATTAAGTAGTGACTACATTCTTGAGATGGTAGATGTTGAGGGAGCCGCAAAGCTCCAGGCAAATATGAAGAAGACTATGACTGCGGTTGATAGTTTTAAAAAGTTAGTAGGGATATAAAAACATGGCTGAGATATACAGAAAGAATCCATATTCGTTAAATCAAAGTAGAGCAGATATTGAAAATCTGGTTACGTTGCTTAATTTGTCTGAGCAAAAAAATGAAGTTGAAATTTTAACGATGAAAAGGAATATATCTCGTTTACATCAATTAATAAAAAGTAATAAAAAAGAGTTAAGGGATTATATCCAGACTATGGGGTTTCCGGAGTATATGCCTGTATTAGCTGAAACTCTTGAAGATGATTCTGTCCCGGATACTCTCCCCCAATCATACCTGGATTACCAGGAACCAAAGAGGGCTCGTTCGAAGATCTTTATAGATGAAACAGTAATGGCTACTCAGAGGGTTATTAAGAGGGAAATGGCTCCTGTAGAGTCTGCAATAAGAGACAGAATAGACAGAATATCTCGATTAAAGCAGGACAAGGCTAAGATAGAATATGAGCTACAAAAAAGATTAAATGTACAGGGAGAAGCATACAATAAAAGAAGAGAAAATATAGATTCATATACAAGTTTAATGAATTCGTATTTTGAAGTACAAGAACTTATTTCAAAGATAAATGCTATCAAAGACCTCTTTGTAGAATACCCTGATAAATTTACAACAGAAAATGCTGTATCATACCAAGATGATACCATGGATTGGTCCTGTACTTATTATAGACAGCAGATGGATGTTATCGTCAATGATTTTAAGGAATTTGGAAGTGATCACCCAGATCTTACTGATAGTGCCATATCCATAATAGAGATCTTAACTAATGATGATATTTTTTCTGCACAGTTTCCATAAGCAGTTAAGAAAGCTGTTGAAGTAGCAGCTAATTTAGACTATGTAAATCAGATTTTATATGGGATAAGAGATGAATACATAAGGGGTTCTTTAGATGCCCTGGCGGGTAAAAAGGGGATAAAGAACGAGGAACTTAAGATTCTTATTAATAGATCCCTGTTGTTGCTAGATTCCGAAGTAAAGGCATCTACTACGGATAAAGTAAATGAGAAACAAGTACAGGAAGTTAATAAAAATTATCTGGATGAAGCAGTAAAATATGTGGATAATGTGAAAAAACAGCTGGAGAGGTATGGTACCGCTGCGGGAGACTTTGTAGATAAAGGAATAATGGGTCTTATATCTTTGATAGGGTTTGCTCGAAAAAACAATAAAGTTCCTCAAACAAGTTTAGAGGATAGGTGGAGAGAAGAGATCCGAAATAAATATGGTGGAGATGTTGGTTTTTGTGACGAAGTTAAAGGTTTAAATAAGGATGGTGTAATTTCTTGGATGAAAAAAGATGTAGCTGTTGAGATACGTCCAGGAGAGTTTATATCAAAGACTTTGTATGATACCCAGCAGTACCAAAAGAGTCAGACAGAAAATAAAACAGACGTTTATTAATTATCTTCTAATTTATTCCCTAAATAATTAAGATGTCACAAGATATAAAAATACAGAATAAATGCGACCATTACATAAATTGGGAAAAGGGTGTTCTTCAGAAGGATAAGAAGAGTATCCTTATAGGCTATCCTATAGCCTCTACGTTGTCTACAGAGCTTAGGATAAATGATGTAATCAGGAAGAAGACAGATTTTATAGTAGTTACTAGTAGGAAGGATTATTCATTAGAAACCTATTTCTATATAGTAATGAAGAATAAAATCAAGGATTACAGGCCCCTGATAGAGGTTAAGTACACTACAGATGTGTTGCATTGTCCTAAATGTCTTGGTGTAAAAGTACTAGATGATTTGGTCTACAAACAAGATGGTGATATCTTATTAGTTGAAAAAGAGTACCTTCTTCTTCAGTTAGTTGAGAAATACATAATAACTCGGGTAGGATCTAATGTATACCATAATTGGATGGGTACAGGGATAATTGATCTTGTAGGTACAAGTATTATAGATATAGATGTTATCCGAAATAGAATCTTAAATCAGGTAAATTCTGGGATAGAAAAACTTAGAAATGTACAGAGACAGCTTCAAAGTACCCGTCGAGAGATGACTCCGGGAGAACTCTTTGGAGAATTAATATCTGTAGAAGTTGAACAGGCAGAGGATCCTACGATCTTGCTTGTTACCGTCGTTTTTACGGCTCAAAGTGGGAAATCTTTGGAATTCTCACAATATGTAGAATTAACGAACATAAGAGAAAGAAGATCTGCTGTATGATATCAGCACCTGTAATTTTATATCCGAAGACTAATTGGGTCGCAGGCAGCTCAGAAAAATATTATTCTGATAGCTTGGTACAGATGATCTCAGGGTATATACCAGTAGCTTCAGCAGATTACGAAGATAATGTATTGTTTTCTGTGCAATATCGATACCAGATCCTTAGAGACGGGACACTAAGTCCTTTTACGGCATTTAGTGAAAGTGGTATCACTGTAGGCATGACAAATTCTAATGTAGTTGAAATACCATGGAGTTTGAATACAGATGGTATAATAAGTCTGCAGAATAATGATGTTATCTACTTTGAATTTAAAAGCGTAAAGAGAAGTAATGTTTATACTGAAGTAGGAATAATCTTAGATGAGAGTAGCGTCATTTATCTAAATGCTGAGATAGTATCGGAAGAGCTTATTACTGCTACGGTAGATCCCTCTACAGGTGTTCAGATAAAGCAGGCCAGAGATTACATAAAAATATTAGTACCTCGAAATTCGATCCTTTTAAATGGTGATAGTGAGTTTTCAGGTTGTAGCTTTTATATCTCTTTGGTAGCAGGTGGTGGTGAAGATGGTTATGTTAGAATGAATGATGTTCTTGTAACCATGCCTGATGCTTTAGAAACTACAATAGAGAATTTAGAAGAATCCTCTATTGTAGATAGCGCAAACGATCTTACGGTAACTACAGTAAAGAGTCGTCAAGTAGCTAATGAATTTTACACGTATTCTTTTACTAAAGATGTCCTTTCAAGGTTAGTATCTGAAAGCAAGCTTCCAAATATCTTTTTGTCTGATGGTACTTCTCTAAGCCAGGACAGAAGGTACTACTTTGTAGCTTCTGTAAATGCATACGATGAAGTATTAAATCAATCCATAGAAAGCGGATACTCACAGGAGCTTGAGGGTAAATTTGTTGTATTTACAGATGAGTATGAGTCCCTGCCTCCTAGGACCCGTAATGATGTCCTTTTTACAATAACAAAAGATCTTCAGACAAATAATTCTAAAATTAATGCAGTTGCGGGGTCTGTAATCAGGGATATTTCAGATCCTATCGCAACAGAGTTTGAAAGGTATTATATAATACAGGATTTTGTATTTATTGCGGGATCTTTGGATACCCTTTTAAATTTTGATGATGCAGATGGAGATGGGATCAGTGATCCTATAAGTACAAGTATAAAAAAGAGAAGATTGGCGGATGCTCTTGGTTTAACAGATGGAGCGACTCTTCAGATATTAATAGATGAGCAATTTGATAAATATGCATCTAATTATGATATAGAAAGACAGTCAGCACAAAAGTCTGTTGTTAAGGCGGTATGTTATGTTACCCAAAAGCCTACAGAAGATATACTTATACCTGATCAGACTGTTTTAACATATCCGGGGGATACTAATCAGAATTTAGTGCCTGTAAGTTTTTTAACCTCAGGTACTAAGATACTCGATGCTAAAAATGCAGATTATTATTATAACCCCTCTACAAGAAGATATGAGATAGAAGTAGATGCAGAGGCTCAGATTGCAGGTTCTTCCGGAAATGTCCCCTCACAGACTATTAGTGTCATATCCAATGTGAATCCTGTTGTACAAGTTATAAATAATGTCCCCGCTCAGTACGGGTCAAATAGAGAAAGTAACTTAGATTTATCTACTCGTGTAAAGTTAGCTAGAATATCTTATGATTCTGGAACACAGGGGGGATATGCAGCTGAGGCCTATGAGGTCCCCGGAGTAATTGAAGCTCGTGTAGAGCAGGGTGGTGACCCTCTAATGATTAGGGATTATGATACCTCAGATCAGAAGCACATAGGTGGTAAAGTAGATATTTATATAAAGGGTGAAAGAAATATACAGTCTGTAGATCAAATAGCTTTCAAATATGAGTACCCGACGGATACCTACGGTAAAAAGGTAGGAGAAGTATTTGAGATTATAAGTGCTCGGGATTTTAGGATAAAGACTAAGAATTTAAAGGTAAGTGATAATAGCCCTATCGTTGTAGTCCATACAGTTAGAAATATTACCAGGTCTCAGGATTATAGCCTGGATAATTTTAAAATTGTAGGTGATGGTGATACAATCATATTGGATAAAAATATTACCAATAATAATATCGGTATGGCTGCGTTTGATGTGGTAGAAGTCGATTATAGGTATAGAAGTTCTAACGAGATCACATTATCGTTACAGCCTGTAGAAAGTGTAGTAGAAGTAACGGACTATAATGGGACTATTATAGATCCATCTAAATACAAGCTTGTAAAATTAGACGATCCTCTTGTAGATGGCCTTTCTAATATAGCTAAGGATTCTGTAAAATTTTATTTCGATCAAGGTGATGGTATAGAAAATTTTATAGAAGTGGTTAACGAGGAGCATGACATGCTTCTTAATGTCCCCTCAAAGCTTAATTATAAGGGAGTAGATATAGATACCATAGTGGTATCTAACTATAATGATGATTCAGAGGTCTACATAAAGGGCGTAGACTATGAGATAGATCCCGGTAATGAAACTGTATTTACATATGTGGTACTATTACCTAATAGCAAAATCAGGCACGGAGATAGAGTTTATATAGATTACAGTGCCAGCCAGAATTTTAACATCACGTATATAACTAACAGTCTGGTACAGGATGTCCAGGATCGCTTTGATAAAATGAAGCATGCTTGTGCAGATGCTATAACAAAGGTAGCTGTTAGTAATAACATCGATCTAAGCTTTAAAGTGATCTCTAAGTCGGGGGTTGATTCAAAATTATTACAATCCAGACTTCAGACTTCGATAGCTAACTATGTAGCTAAGATACGTATGGGGGAATCTTTTACTCAGGGAGCTCTTACTAATGTAGTGCATAACACTACAGGAGTAAAAGAGATTGTAATGCCTTTAGTAAGGATGATGAAGCGTAACAGCTCTTTTATACCCCTAGATGATTTAGGAGTATTAAGATTTGAAACGTATCATAAAACTTCTGCTGAGGGTATAACTTCTTACATTTCTTCAGATAGTGTTCTAAGTTATCGTACCAGTACTAACGGAGGAGATAGTAATCTTTTTCGTGCCGTATATGAAAACAATATAGCTCTGCAGATATCTGAAAATCCTTCTGATGTTTCAAAAGCAAGGGGTCAGTGTTATATCCAGTCCGATGGTAGAATTATAGTTAGTACTATGGATGGGTCACCCCCACAGAATAAGTATTATAAGGCAGCTTATTATACATACTATTCCGCAAATGAAAATCTAGTAGGGGATATTTATACCAGTGAGATAGAATACCTGGATGTGGATAGCCAGAGTCTTAAAGACATTGAAATTATTGAAGAGCGAGTAGTTAAAAGAGGATTATAAAAAATGGCAAGAAACTTAGGACCCGGTGTCTCGACTTCTTTTGGAAGTTACGGATATGCTTATGATAAGGTAGTATTCCAGAAGGGTAAACCGCCACTAGACGGGGAACTTAATCTTACCCAGGAACTACAGGAGATAATATCCCAAAAATCTATGTCTCATCTTTCGTCAGGTTGGATGAGCTCTCGGCCTTTTTATACCTCTAATCAATTAGATAATAGCTTCTATACACAGGATCCTGAGGGATCCAAACCTGAAGTCGCATTAGTAAACGGATGGCCTGTGTATGTTACAAATACCCGGACGCCATTAAAGCATGTTAATAAAATAGCTCTTAATGATTCTCAACTAAGATCAGGTAGTAGGACAGATGGAGTTTTTCTAGAAGTTTGGAGAGCTCTTATATCTCCTACAGAAAGTCAGTCGGGGGTAGACCCAGAAGTCTATGATGTAGTAAAACCTGAGCCTGTAACAAAGATAAGTGACCTTTATGGTATTACAATGTTTAATGAAAACATTGGTTGGGCCGTAGGAAATAACGCCGTAATACTTAATACAGTGGATGGTGGTGTAACCTGGGTCTCTGGTAAGGTCCCTGTAAATGTCAATTATAAGAAAGTTAAGTTTTTAGATACTTTTGTAGGATTTGCTATAGGTGCTAAAGGAGTAATCATTAAAAGTATCGATGGAGGTAAAACTTGGGTAGAGCTGGATACTCCCATCGAAGACGATCTTAATGATATCTATATCATAGATGCTCAGCATATCGTGGCAGTAGGCGACAATGGTACAATCCTCCGTACAATAGATGCAAATAACTTTGTACTTGTTACAGAGGTATCAAGTAACACTGATAATCTAAATGGCGTGTATTTTTACGATACAGCTGTAGGATGGGCTATTGGGGACAATGGTACCTTACTTATCACAAAAGATGGTGGTAATATTTGGACAGAGTATGTTGTAAGAGATAGCAGGGTAAATAGTACTGTTACTGCTAATCTGCTCTCAGTAGGTTTCTACAACCTTAATGATGGTCTTATGGTAGGTGAAAATGGGGTCATATACAAGACTACTGATAGCGGGTTTACCTGGGTATCTATGAGTGACCGGATATGGGTAGATGGTGAGTATAAATCTATATCAGAGTTGTATCCTACGATGCAGATAGATTTTAATAAGGTATTTATTAAAAATGAATACCCTGTAAAATTAACAATAGCAGTATATCCAGACTCTAAAAATTATTATAAAAATTTGGTTTATAAGATATCTCCTAATGAATACCCGGGATCTTTTGTTTTGGAATACACGGGAGTACAGGATAATATCAATTATGTCAATGTTCTAGATTTAGAGAATTACCCGACTACTGAAAGTCTTAGGGATGCTATAAATGCCCTGGTCAGTCCTTATAGATCGGATGATGCATATCTACCTAATGCAGACAGGGTTAAGATAAGAGTATTTGAAGCAGCTATAAATTACCAAGGTTTTAATCAGCCTTCAGATTTTAGACCTACCACGGGTACTTTTACAAGTACTTACCCTGCTGATATCTCTTTCTCTGTTGAAAATAAAGCATGGATCGCTGGATCAGATGGGGTGGCGTTAGTTTCCAGTAATAGTGGGTCAAAATGGGAGATCTTAGATCTGGGAGTATCAGGGGATCTTAACGACGTTTTTTATGTTACAGATTCTTTAGGGTGGTATAGCGGATTTGATGGCACTATTATTAAGTATGACCCTGCAAATATCTCAGGGAATACTGAGATACAGGATACTGATTTAAGGGCTAAATCAAAGGGTAGAATTTATCCTGAGGGCAATATCCTCTCGGAAGCTCAAGATTATTTGATTGATGATATAATATCAGATGCAGTAGGAGTAGAGACTACAAAAAGAGTACAGATACAGTATCGTATAAGAGTCGTAGATGGTGTAGATCCATTCAATTATCCTGAGGCGGGGTTAGGGCAATCCTATGTGTTTAGTCAGGGCCCTAATGTAGATACAAATGTCGCAGGTAATTATTCCTACGAAAATATGGGAGAAGAGAGTGGAGATTATGGTTTGTGGAGAGCTCGCTGCAGAAATACTGTAGATGGGTATAGCTGGTCTATACCGATGTTCTTTGTTACTCGACGTAACTCAGGGGCCTTTAATGAAGACACTAATATCAATGGCTCAACATTTTATGACTTAAATGCTATACGTCCAGATGCTCTTACTTATGAAAATATTGTTGATTTTGACGTCACGGATATTAGAAGACGGGTAGTTGTTGACTCATACAGTTACTATCTACAGAAAAACTTTGATAAATTGATGTCGAATAGGCTTAAAACAAATATAAGTGATAGAAGCCAAAGTGGCGACCAATATGGCACTGCAATTTTTAATTCTGATCAGTATACTGGAGTAACAGAAATAAATAATCTGGTCAGATCAGGAGTGAGTTCAGAAGCAAAGATTGTACAGGACCAGAAAACATTAGATCCGAATATACTTATTACAGAAGACGAACTTACTTTTGGGCCAATAGATAATGGGCTATATCACAACGACCCTGCTTATTATAGTGCGTATGTATTGCGTGACGGGGTTGCAACGGAAGAGCCCGTCCAGGGTAATTTTGAAGGTTTGGGTACGAACTCTGTTAAGTTTAATTTAGCAGAGGACTATACTCCAGCCGGTGGTACCTTAGATGGTATAGAATACCAGATAACAGCACACTACCTGAATTATGCAGGAGTCGGTTTAAGTCGGGTACCTCAGGATCCTATTTCTGTAAAGTATATATCGGACCCGGTAAATGTTATAAATGAATCTTATTATTTCAATGCGATAAGTTACCGGGAACCTTATAAGCTCTATGAGACCCTTACTGAGAATGTCTCAGGGTATACTGATTATACTACGATATATTCTCCTACTGAAAGTTTAGGTAATGCGGAGGATCTGGATCTGTACGGAGTACAGGCTGAAGTTACACCGGATGACCCAGACTATCTGAGGTCTTTTAGAAAATATAAAGGCCAGCAGTTTAGAGGGTCTTTATTAGAGTACCACTATTACTTTAAAACTGAGGTAACCACAAATATTATTCGTATCCCTAAGAATCTAAATGGGTATACTATTTACGGTGTTAAAAAGGTTAAGAATGTAAATGGTAGCTCCTATAAGATATCCTCGGATTTTGCAGATGATAAGTCTTTAAGGGATCGTGAGACTATAAATAATCAGGTGGTATATGACAACATGGTAGTATACCTGGATGATGCTTATGTAATACCACCAGATAATGTTGTAGAGGTGGTATTAGAGGCTACAATAAGTCCTAGTGTGTATGGTATCACAGGGTCTGGTATAAGTATTACGGATGTAGATGATAGTATCACGACACATAGTAAAGGTGAATATGAGGATGCTTTGAAGACATCCATGGTGTCGGCTTTTAATGTAGCATCTAAGGGTGTAGGGGGTTTTTATGTCGGGATGCTTTACCCCGTAACATTTAATAACCTGGTAAATTCCTTTGTTGTGGATTTAAATGATCCTAATGTATCCGGTTTAGGAGAAGCAATAGCTTTAGGGATGTCTTCGTATGAGACTAAGGATAGTGCTAACCAGATGTACGTTTTATATAAATCCAATACGCCGGGATCTGAATATTATTCGAGTGTCCCTGTGGATACTGTAGCAGGTTTTGGTACATCTACGATTACGGTAACATTAGGTCCTGATAAATCTATCAATGCGGGAACGGTTCTTATACCATTGCTGCTGAAGTTGAATACATTACCGGGTCTAGCTGATACATCTACATCGTCAGTATTTTACAGATATGTCCCATACCAGGGCATTGGAAATTTGCCTGCAGAGATGAAGGTAGAAATTTTAAATACCTCTGATTTTGTGTATGTCTCGAATTTAGGGACGGGTGCTACACCTCTGGTAAAGGGGGAGCCATATGAGATTCCTGTAGAACATATAGGTATCAATGATGATAGCATCGCCAATGACAATATGTTTTCTAATATTGATGACATGGATTTTAATTCATTTAGTATCGACACAGGATTTGTTAAGTTACCTGGTATAATATCAGAGAACTTAGCAGAGGACATCATATTGTCTGAACCTAATAATGTGGGTGACCGTTTGGGTAGACCTTTTTATAAAGGTTGTTCTCAGGATGTTATCTTCCAGGCGGAGAATCTTACTTTAGGTACACCGCGTAAGGTTTTTGTTCCTATGTTAGCTCGGATAAGAAGTCAAATGGTTGCTCCTTTCTTAAGGGGTGAGTTGGTACTTCTTATCTTCTCAAAGGTTTATAAAGCACGTTTAGAGAATCGTACGGGTTTCTATGAAGATAATAACATAGAGTATGAACCTGGGTACACAGAAGAGGCTCCAACATCAATATCGGTGTACAGGCTGACTAACAAACCGATTGTAAGAAAATAATATGGAAAATAAGAATCAGATATATGAAAGAAGAAATGCAGACGGAAGCCTGGATTACATTGTAAATCTAGGCAATGTCGTTTATAATACTGAAATTATTACTCTTTCAAATATTAGAATCCCTCTTTGGGGTCAGCCATTTTTTAAACTACCTGAAGATAAGAATAAATATCTTTTAGTAAATGTGTATTATAAGGTAGAGGATGGCTCTTTCTATTTTGAGCATCATACGAAGTCAGACAAACCTATAGGTCCCCTATCCTTTGCTGCTATAGAAAATTTACTCCCGATAGCACAGATTTCATTTAAACAGTATTTGAGTAAATATGAAGTAAGTGCTATTTATGAATACTCAAGGATGTCTACCTTTTCATTCTCTACTCAGTTTGAGCAGGGGGATAGAGGATTAAGAGGTCCTTTAGGGGTGACTGGATCTGCTGGTACTACGGGTATCCAGGGAGATGCGGGTGTCACAGGCCTCGTAGGTATAACAGGCTCTATGGGAGATACGGGACTTGGGGTTCAAGGTTATACAGGTCTTCAGGGAGTTACGGGGGTGTCACAGGATTTGGCACTTACTTTGTATACTAAGTTTAAGGTTAATGATCCTGTACTTATAGATTACTCTGTGTATGAGAGGGATTTTGGGTGGACGGCTTATGGAGCCGGTTTTATAGGGAATCCTGGGGGCGGGGCTACTTTTATAAAGCTAGATGAATCTCAGTATTTGTTAGAAGAGGGTGTAGTAGATAACTGTCATGCTTTTAAATATAATGGAGGAGGCTCTTCTTTTGTTAGGGGGTCTTATACCGGGTTTGAGGGTGTAACAGGAGTTATACATGCTTGGGTAAGAGTCGATATGTACCCGGTAGCTGACTTTACCTATACAGTAGATCCTCTGAATCCTTTAAAGATTAATTTCCTCGATCAATCTAAATTTTTTCCTGATACTTGGGAATGGGATATTGAGGGTAGTGGGTTTTTTGGATCTAAAGATGTGACTGTTATATTTGCTGCTTCTGGTAAATATATGGTGACTTTGAAAGCTACGAATAGTGCGGGTTATACAGAAAAAACAATGCATATAACGGTATAAAAATGGCGACAGTACCTGATTTTACAGTAACTCAGAGAGTAGGGGATGGTGTTCTTTACACCACGCTCAATGATAATACTACATCCTCGACTGCGATAATTTCAAGGAAATGGATACTAGGGGATGGTACTATCATTGATGGTAACAGCTCCTCGATAAATCACACGTACTGGTCAGAGGGTAAGTATAGTGTGACTCTTCTAGTGGATGACACCATAGACCTCGTCCCAGTAACAAAAGAGAATTATATAATTGTTAATAAGGTTTATACAGATCCTCAGTTTATTATTATGCAGTCTCTTAATAATGATACGGGGGATTATTGGAAGTTTTATTTAGATGAATTTCTTCATCTAGTGTTTGAGACAAAGGGTACGATAAGACGTTCTGTGGATGCTGTAGGAGATATAAATAAGTGGCTTTATTTAGAATATAACCAGGTAGAGGATCAACTGTACTATGGTAGATCAGATTTATACAGGGTAATTTTAGATAGCTCTAAAGTTTCTAATACAGCTCCGATGGTAGTATCTGAGTCAAAGGTAGAAATTGCGAAGGATAGTCAGTTAAAGCTGGATGAGCTTAAAATATGGTCTGAGAGTAAGGATTTAAGAGAGTACTTTTCACAGACCCGTGGCAGGGCTGTTTATCTGGATGGGGTATAAGTTATATGGCTTCAGCAAATATTATAGCGGATGTTACTGTAGGAGTAATGCCTCTTACAGTTAATTTTTTAGCAGATGTAACCTCAGGAGAGCCTTATCAATATGAGTGGGAGTTTGGTGACGGGGAGACATATACAGATAATGATCCTGAAGCTGTTCATACTTATAATACCTATGGAGTCCATACAGTAGTTCTAAAGTTATATAGTGGTACTGGGATAGATTATATCCGGATGTTTAATCTAATTAAGATAGCAAAGCTTGATTATACTGTAGATGTTCAGAAGGGGTATATACCTTTTACAGTAAAATTTACTAATACAAGTGTAGCTCCTTTTGGTTTAGTTCTTTCAGATTGGGAATGGGATTTTGGAGATAGCTCTCCTGTCTCATCTGATGTAAGCCCTCAGCATGAGTATGCTGTAGAGGGGAATTTTAATGTTACTTTAAGTGCGAACCTCTCATAAATTATGGCATACGATAAATTACCTTCGGATAAGATTACATTTGATATCTCTGCTGAGCGCAGCCCTAAATATTTTTTTTTGAGAAGAAAGACATTTACAGGGGCCTTTTATGTTAAGGTTGGCATATAATGGCTTTTGATAATCTTCCATCATTAAGACTTACATTTGATACAGATGATCTCCGAATAAATAGGGATCTAGCAGCTGTCCGGTTACCCTCAGGTAGGTTTGTGGTACTATATGAGAAAGAGCTTTATTCAGGGAGGCTCAGTGATTCTCGAACTTCTTTTGTAGACACTACTTTTAACGTTAATGTGGAAGCGGGTAATGGGGAGATAAATGGTACTCCGGTATCTTGGACGGCTCATTCTTTGGTAATGCCCGCAAGTACAAATCAGCTTATATATGTAGATGCAGTCGGTAATGTCCTCAATACTGAAGACTACCCAATGAGTGTTGTAAAGGATGTGATCCTTTTAGCTCTAGTATATGTAGGTGAGTTTTCTATTACCAGTTTAGAAGAGTTAGAGAAGTGGGGCAGGTACGTATATGGGCGGCGTCAGATACAACAGGCTGGTAGTTGGGTATGGGATGACTATGAGTTTATATTAAATACGGGGGAAGACCCTAAAGCTTTTTATGATGTTTCATCAGATAAAATTTATGTAACATATAGGAAGGACTCATCCTCGAATGTTAGGGTATTAGATGTAGCAAATGAGCTGACTTGGTCGTACATACCTAGTGTACTTCTTTCTGGATTCGGTGCTCAGATTAATATGAGGCGGGATCCAGAAAACGAATTCACTATGATGAGTAGCTCTTCTAATAATCTTTCTATAGAAATACAGAGTGATGACTTCATGAGAATGGGAACAACTGGACTCGGATATTTCCTTGTAGGAAGTATATACGAACCGTTTATTTATTTGCCTAAGATAGATACACAGTATGAGGCATACGTTCAAAAGCCCTTTTTTTATGAGATAGGTTATTTTAATGTAAATAATTTCTTTGTGGTAGAAGATACGATACCTTTTTTAGATTTTCAGGGTTTTGAAAGGTGGTATCAGTGGACGGGATCATACGGTGACAAGTACATACGCATGAGAACGCCCTTTTTCTCACTTATAAAATCTGAGTTCGTTACACCTGTTTCAGGGTATAGACAGATAAGTATCTGGCCTCCTTTTGAAGATGTGGGCGGTTTAGGTACACCTCAAATAAATGTAGATAGCAGGGATTATGTTTTTCAGCAAGGTAGTGGTGCTGCGTCGTTAAGTTCTGTGGGGGTAACTGCAGAGTTCGATCAGGATTTTTATACTGTAGATCCTGATAGTTTTTCTTTTAAGAGCGGTTCAGCGTTAAGTTTAAGTACTTTTTCGGAGATAACTGCTGAGTTTGACCAGGATTTTTATACTGTAGATCCTGATAGTTTTACACTGGGTAGTGGGTCAGCATTAATGAGTAGTATTACTATAACGAATAGTTAAAGAGGGTAACAGGTTATGTTAAAAGCTAAAGGTTTTTATGAGTGGAAATTAGTTAATGCTGACACGAATGAGACTGATTTAGAAGGGTCCCAATGGAATACCGTTAGTGATAGGATGTTAAGCCTTTTATGTAACCAAACTGATTTAGGAGCCAGTAGTTACTTATCAGTAACTAGTCAGAGCTTCGATTATAGAATACAGCTATCTGATGAAATTTTAAATCCAGCTACAGACTATAGAGTAGCGGGTTTATCGGACAGTATAAGTGTCCTTGTTGAAAGTAGCGACCTAAATTTAACTCTTTCTACAGTAGACTATGATAATAATTCTTTTTGGTTAAGCAATAACTTTGGATTACCCGGTTCGACTCGCACAATACGTTTGATAGGTCTACGTATGGACTATACCCAGTGTGATTTTAACTCTTTTATAGAACTATCAACTCCCATTACTCAGAATACAAACCAGTACCTTTATGTTAAGTATACTTTTTTTGCTTCTTATTTAGGAGGAGGATTTAATGTTCCAGATAATAGGTATTTAAATTTTGGGATAAATAGAGCTATCCTATTAGATGTGGGGAGACTTTTTGGGTCTTCTAGCTCAAGTACTACGGATCTTCATTTGTGTTTTACTAGATTCCTTCCTCCTTCTGACGTGAACAAACTGATGAGGGACCCTGCCATAAGAGCGGACACATATGATGATTCACATGCTCTGTCAAAGAAAGGATCTTACTATTCGAGGAGGGTCAAAAGGGACTTTGCTACTACGGAGCATTGGGGGCCGGTAGGAGCCCTGTGCTTTGCGAAAAAACATTTAGCAAGAGCTTATATAAGTACTCAATACACTCAGAGTTCCTTTCAGGCTACATATGGATACTCCCCTATTGATACTTTGAGGCCGAGTTTCTCCAGAGTATTTGCTCATCCTGTAGGAAGAGAAAGTCAGATATTTAATGATGCAGGTTATCCTCCCTTGTCACAGGGAGTTTTAGAATTGTCTGGTATCCCTAACAACATATTTAACTATGTAGGTAAGACAAGAATAACAAAGACGGGAGATGCCTCTGATGTGGTAGACGATACTTTTACGGTATCTGGCTCTCCTATAGACGATATCATTATGGATCTTGACCAGGACTGGGCAGTAAACGATATAGTGCGTGTCACAGGCGGGAGTTTACCTTCTCCTTTAGTGATAGACACAGATTACTATATCGTTTATAAAAATACTACGACTACACGCTTATCTACTTCAGAAGGAGGGTCAGCCATCACTCTTACGTCTGATGGTAGTGGTACTATGGTCAGGCAAAACACCGGACAGTACGTAGTAGAGGCATCTCCTTGGGCTCCAGGAGACTTTATATATCAACTATCCATGGGTATAGATGTGGATAATAAAGTTATGCCACATGATTTAGGCTGGTCGGGTGATCCTGGTGAAGGTGGTACAGCTGGTGCGGGACCTTCCATATCCTCTTACGCTATGATGGACTCTATGATAGAAGGATGCTCAGAATTACTAGGGGGTTATTTATACACGGTACAAAAAAGTAGGTATTCAGGAGATTACAACATGTGCCGGTGGCTGTGGAACACCCTGGAGACATCCGAAGCTCTTTGTAAATTTGGAGATAGCTCTACAAGATTGCGCCGTGTAATAACGATAGGTACAAAACTTTATATAGGGACAAATCAGGGGATTTTTGAGTATGATACTACAGCTCCGACAACATCTCCTACACTATTAGTTGTGGGCGGAGATGGTCTTATTGATAGTAATATAAAAGACATGGCGTACGATTCTGTAACTACATATCTGTGGGCGGGCCATGATACAGGTTTAACAAGGATAGATCTTGCAGGTCCAACAGGGATACAGTATACAACAGCAACCGCTTTAAGTGGAATGAGCACTTATGAGATTCGCATATGCGCGGGTCAACTTACTGCGAACAACGGTAGAGTTGTGAGGGGTGGTAGATACCCTGATATGTCTTCTGATGAGGGTTCTTACTACTATGATAAGGCATGGGTACTTGAAGATGGTGTAGGGTGGTATAACGTAATGGGTATCCCCGGTGCAAGTTCATCCTATCATTATGGAGTGTCAATAGTTGAGGGGACTACACAAGTCTTCATAAGGAGAGGCACGGATATACGTTTATATGATGTCACTGTGACGGGTGCAGGTACAGGATCTGCTTCTTTAGTTTCCCCCTATCCTGTTTCAGTTGAGAATATACTTTCATATTGTTATGGTCCTTTATCGCAAATTTATGAAGATACCTTCGTTGACCTATATAGTTATAATCCAGGAGATTATAACTATGTAATACGTGTTGCTGTATACAAACTAGACGGTACTTCGAGTGTAACAAACTATGGGACAGCATGGTATTCCCGCTTCAATAATTGTGACGCGACCCTTTATGGTGGGACATTATTGTCTCGTCTACCGTGGTTCTATTCATGCTGGCGGACAAAGATAGCGCTAGACAATGGAATGAACATTAAACTTATGAGTAATGTTTTTTTTCAGGTGTCTGATACAGGTCGTCCTGCAACGTATGGGTGGAACGGATCCTCATGGGAGTATCAGACATCTCCTACTCCAAGAAAAATACAAAAAACGGGTACGATGCCTTTTCTAGACGATTTGTCCCTACAATTTAATAATGCTACGGGTAAACCCTGGGATGAGCAGTTTATAGAAGGGGAACAGTTTACCTTCGGGTATGGTCCAATGCCTTTTAAAGACAACCTTCAGACAATGAGTATGCAGGGTAAATATTTCTATTGTGATGCTCGAGGAGAAGAGAATGCCTACGACACGATAGGCAGTGGAGAGATCTATGAGATATCCTCCGCAACCGATCCTAACTTTAGAGATATAGATTCGGATGATGATAATGCACGGATATACGAGATACCCGCTTCACAGTCCTTTAGCTATAGTGACGTTACAGACATACTTACAGTAGCAGAAGATATCCCTACAGGTAGCAAAGTACTTCTATACTCAGACAATGATGTACTGCCAGATCCTTTGGTAGAGGAGCGAATATACTATGCTATTAATGTATCACCTACGGAGATTCGGTTAGCGTACTCTGTGTCAGATGCATCAAATAACACCTACATTAATATTCTAACAACTCCAGGTGTGGGTGTGACAACATACACTCTTCCAGTACAATACTCTTATGTTTCTATAAGTGGGTCGGAAGAGGAAGCTGGTGGGATAACTGCTGATTTAGGTAATAATTGGTTAGAAGTTGATGGAGCGATATTCCAGGATGGTACAACGGTTCAATTTAAATCAGATAATGGTGTTTTACCTAGTCCATTAAGTGAGTTTGGTTATTATTATGTTATTTATGTTGATGATACTACTATACAGGTATCTTCAACTCCTGGACCTGGCTCCCCCATCGATATACTCCCCACAGCAGGTGTAGGTAATATTACTATATACACACAGCAGAAAACAGGAATGTTTAAGTACTGTACTATTGATACAGGGACGGATCTGATATCGATGGACCACCCATTCCCTGTGGGATCTCTTATAAGATTAAAACAAGATACAGGTTTGACTCCGTTCCCATTGGTAAACGATACCTGGTACTATGCGATACCGGTGGCGGGTGAGCACGACCATGTGCAAGTGGCAGAGACATACCAGGATGCTTTGTCTAATACTCCTATAATAATGGCGGGTCCAGAGACCCCTATAGTGGATTTATATCGACCAGTATTACCAGACAACAGCTATGGGGTTTATTCTAGTAGAGGGCATTTTCAATTCTCTATAAGATCTACAGGCAAGACCTTTAGACTTACATACATGTACACTATGCGCGGGTAACAAAGTATGTCTATACCAATTACCCAAAGAGAAGAGCATTTTTTAACCGGGATCGGTAATGAGAGGATACCTCAGGGTATCCTTGTCAAAGGATCTTTTTGGGCTGTTATACGTATCAATGCTCGTATCTTTTTGTGCGAGTATGAAGGAGAGAAGTTCAGACTTGATCAGATCCTGGCTTCTACCTTCAGAATATCAAAAGCACAGACTCCTGCTTATGTCATAGATACCGATAAGATATGGTTCTTTGGTGTGACACAAAATGGGGATCTAAATATGTACGTGATAGAACCATTTGGTTCAGAGACCCCGTCTGTACAGCTTGTGCGCACGTTGCTTAGTAATGTCATACAGGTGTCTCCGTATGTGGAAGCAGGTATGGAGCCTCGGTTGTTTGTGCTCTTTGATACAGACCCAAAGACTTTTAGGTACTATGTGTATGATGATATTATCAATGGGGTAGTACAGGAGTCTTCAGACTTATATTGGGATACTACTCGTGTAGGTGAGTTCCAGTCGGTAGTAGATGAGCTTGGATCCCCTCTATATAATGCATACTCAGCTGTAGGATCTCCCCCTAACGTGTTTTTGGAGGAGTACGTCCCTGTAATAGTTTCAGACTTCTCAGGTACCCCTACATTAGGGGCTCCTCCTTTATCTGTAACTTTTACGGATCTATCTACAGGTTATATCACGAGTTGGTTATGGGATTTTGGAGATACTAATACTTCTACGGATCAAAATCCTATACATATCTACAGCTCTCCGGGTACCTACACAGTTACTTTAACTGCTAGTGGACCTGGTAGTTCTGATGCTGATATAAAAACAGACTACATTTCTGTTATCTCACCGGCTCCTGTAGCAGATTTTACAGCTACTCCTACAGATGGGTATTTCCCGCTAGTACAGTTTACAGACGCATCAATTTCATTTTTACCTATTGTGCAGTGGTTATGGGATTTCGGAGATGGGTATAGTTCAGAAGATCAAAATCCACAGCATCGGTTTAATGTCCCTGGGCTTTATACAGTTAGTTTAACTGTTTGGAATAGTCTTGGTACTCAAGATACTGAATCTAAAACGGATTTTATACATTCGAGGACTTTTCAGCTTCTGGTGGATTTTGAGGGTATCCCTACTGCAGGCCCTGCGCCCCTTACAGTACAGTTTAAAGATAAATCTGAAGTACCTGTGGGATACTCGATATCAGGGCGTACCTGGTATTTTGGGGATGGTAATACTTCAAATGAAATTAATCCAAAGAATACATACTTAACTCATAATAGATATAGTGTGAGCCAGAATGTGAAGGTGGTGATATGAGTCTAAGTGTAAATATAAATTTTGAAGCCACTCCATTAACAGGTAAACCCCCATTAGCTGTAGCTTTTACAAATTTGACAACAATTTCTTTGGGCTACTCGGTTGATGGGTGGTTATGGGATTTTGGAGATGGTAATACATCTACAGAAGAGCACCCTGTACATGTATATGTACAAGATGGTTTTCATACGGTCAGTTTAAGAGTACGTATAAACGTGTAATAAAGAGAAGATTTTCTTTTAAAAGGTAAGTATGTCTACAAATATATTGACATCAAGTTAGAAGGAACGGTCCCCGTATACTTCCAGAGTTATAGAGACTACTGTTAGTAAGACAAGTTACATAGATTTTTGACTAAGGATTTATAGAATAAATGAGTTTATTCGTATTAGCTTCTGGATATAGTGGTATATATAGATCAATTGATGAAGGAGTCAGTTGGCAACCGGTATATACAGACTATCCTGTAATAAATGTTACTTGCAAAGATAGTCTTTGTTATGGACTAGCTTATATATCGGGATCTCCTAATACTACTAGAATAATAGAGTCTACTGATAGAGGAGAGACGTGGAATTTGATAGGTCCTTCATGGGATTTATCAGGGACATGGTACGGAAACGCCTATGTAGAATATTATGATGTTTGGTTGCACCTATTTGAAAATGGAACATTACTTTTATTTACTTATTCTGATGGTATATATAGATCTACAACAGGGCCAGCAGGTCCCTGGACTTTAGTAAACACATCCTATAAAAGAGGCCCTTGGTCTGTTAAAGATTTTGATACAGGGTCTGTTTTAGTTCTTAGGGGTTATTCTGATCCTGGTCCTAAACGCTTCTACGATATTATAGAGAATTATGGAGCTGGGCCTGTTACTTCCGTAGATAAGCCCGAGACACAGATATTCTCTCCTTCTTATTATATAGCAGGGATGCTATCAACTTATGATGTTATTTATGTGACCTCAAATCACATAATAAGAGTTGGTGGAGGGTATTTTGGACCTCCTACGGACAATGTATCACTTGTTGCACACTCTTTTGATGGGGGGGCAACATGGCCTAGTACTCCTACTTTAGGTCAAACGGGGTGGCCTTACGATGTATTCGGAGGATATAATGCAGTTAATAGAGTAATACGACTTTTAAATTCGGGAAGAGTGCTTGTAGGTACTTCTGGTGGCATAAGTATCTCAGACGATCTTGGGGAGCACTTTGCGTCTATATATTTAGGACAAAATATAGTAGATATAGAAGAAGATAGTAGTAGCACTACTGTGTATGCAATATCCTATAATGGCGGTGTTGAAAAATCCACGGATGATGGAAGTAGTTGGTCCTCTGTTTTTACACAGACGGGATTAACACATCTTGATTTGATAGAAGGTATAATACCTCCTGTAGCTGATTTTACTGCGACTCCTTTAGAAGGATATAATCCTTTAACAGTACAATTCACAGATGAGAGTATATCTGATTCTGATCCAATAACTTTATGGGAATGGGACTTTGGAGATAGTGGAGTATCTAATGTTCAAAATCCTTTGCATATATATGGAAGTCCTGGAAAGTACACGGTATCGTTAACAGTAACAAATAGTATAGGATCAGATACATTAATTAGAACAGAATATATCGTAGTTAATTTTGAAGGCATAAAACAAAAAATTAACTATGTAAGGGTCTTCCCGAATTTGAAGACTTATGATGAATCTATCCTGGATAATAACCTACTATTAAAAGTTATGGTAGCAAAGGGCAGTGCTCAATATCTATTCAATACTGGAGTTGGTATAAGAGCTACTATCCCGGCATATTTTAATGATCCGGATCCTGGTGGTTTTCAAAGACCCCAAGGTCCAGTACTGGTTTTCGATTAAAACTTATGGCTATAAACATATTAGCATCAGGTCCTGGTGGTATCACCCAGTCTAAAGACGGAGGTACTACTTGGCAATTAGTCTATAATGATTATGAGGTATATAACCTATCCTGCAAGGGTGATCTTGCTTACGGATTAGTATTTGTTCCTAATACTACTATTCCGGGTTATGGTAAAGGTAGAATAATAAGATCAGAGGATGGTGGAGATACCTGGACTATGGTAGGCTCTAGCACTCCTCCTTGGTCAGATGTTTATTCAACTAATTGGCCATACCATAATACAGCTATGAGGATACATCTGTTTGATAATGGGACTCTTGCTGTTATTAATTCCTATGATAATATTTACCGGTCAGATACGGGTCCTGATGGGCCCTGGACACCATCCTCATATTCTCATTCAGTATATGGCGTAAGAGATGGGGCAGTGTCAGGCTCTTTGGTAATATCTCAGACTAATAATGCGTATCTTATAATAGACAATTATGGATTAGGTACAATAACATCCTATTCTAAACCTAGTATTTCTATCCCACCTATACCCCCCTATACCTATACTTCCTCGTGGAGTTATACCTTAGATACACATTATATAGATAGCAATAGGGTGTTAAGAGTAGGTGCTGCATATTTTTACTTGCCTGATAAAACTTTGCCTGCTATTACACAATCATTTGATGGCGGGGCCATCTGGCCAGGTAGCATGCCTCCAGGATATCCAGTAGATATGGTTGCTTATCCTAGTGGATACCCTAATGATGTTTTTTTAAGTAACACTTATAGTATAGGTTCATGTGTAGAGGTACTTTCTTCTGGCCGTATCCTTGTAGGTACCGGAAGTGGCTACTATGATTATGCGATTTATGTACCGGGTAAAATCTATTTATCAACAGATGATACAGGGGCTGCCTTTACAAATACCTTAACTACTCCTTCAGGGTATATCTCCTCAATAAAAGAGTATGAGTCAGGAGTTGTGGTCGCGGTATCCGCTCAAGATGGAATATATAAATCTGAGGATGGAGGAGAAACATGGGCTCAGGTCCAAGCAATAGATGAAATTATATGGCTAGATTTGGTAGAAGCCTCCGCACCACCTGTAGCAGATTTTACAGCAAACATACTTGAGGGGTACCAACCCTTATCTGTACAATTTACAGATACTAGTACGTTTACTTCTGGCCCTATAATATCATGGTTATGGGATTTCGGGGACGGGAATACTAGTATAGAGCAGAATCCTAGTCATGTATATACTCTTCCTGGTATCTGGGAAGTTAAACTTACGGTAAGTGACGGGATATCCTCTGATACAAAGATCACTATAGATTATATAAAAGTAAATATATCCTCTTCAGCTCAGAAACCCCTTTATATAACAGTATACGCTAAATTAAAGACATGGGATTTTGCTCCTGCTGAAAATAGATTAGATTTAAGATTAGCAGTTATACAGGGAGTTGGAGAGACTTTATCTTATCAGGATAGTAGTGGAATAAGAGTTTATATACCTGCTAGTACAGAGAATCCTATAGGATCTGGTTTTAGTAGACCTCAGGGCCCGATATTAATATATGATTAAAAGGAATTTTGATGCTTAAGCCAAAAAATAATAAGATAAAGGGAGTAACAGTCCCTAATTATTCCGATGATTCAGTGAAGATAGAATCTGGCTCAATCATTATAGATAATAAATGGGTAAGCTATAAAGGGACACTATTCCGACTATCCTCTTATATAAATACTGTGATTAAAGGCTCCAGGACAAGATTCTTTAAAGATAGAAATTTCGCAGTGTACCTGCTGATAGGTATAGATGTAAATGAGGGTATAACTGTAATAGAAGGTACTCATGTACCTTTTACAACGATGCAGGCCGTACCTCGTCCTGTGGGTTTTACGATAGCACCTTTAGTGGGTGTCATAGCTATCCAGGATGGTAGCTCAGATCTAGTGTATGGTTATAAACCTTTAGAAAATGAAAACATACAGTTTTTCTCTGGGTCTGGTAATATAATAAAGAAGAACTTAAAGGGTGCTCAAGGAGAACCTAGCACAACTTATGGGGAAACTGGTATAGTAGGAGAGACAGGAATACCTGGTATAGTAGGAGAAACAGGGTTTATAGGAGTAACCGGTTTAGTAGGTCCTGTAATACCCGGTAATCAGGGAGTAACTGGTTTTCCAGGTATGACAGGTATCAGTTGGGACATCGATATACCGTTCGAAGATTTCTTTTAATAAATATAAGGAGCAAAAGATGGATGAGGTTTTAAGAGAGAAAGCTAGAAGTGTAATAAATAGATCAATAGTGCTGTCTTCTGATAAAGAAGCAATAAATCCTATGGATAAGCAGAGCCCCTATTTAGTGAATGGAGTACCGAGTACTTTATTCTACAAGAACCTTTTAGAACAAGTTGGTGATGCTATTAAGGATATCAAGGAACCTGAAATAGAACAAATAGTGTCTGAGAATGAGGACCCGGATTATTTGAACCCTACAGGTTTTAAAGAGCTGATAGAACTTTTGATCGGACAGGTCATAATCGATAAGGCATCTGGAGCTGCCAGCGAATATAGGAAGATTACTAAATAATAACGATAATGTTTTAATATTATCTACAGTATTTAATACCTATATCTGAGGATAGCGCAGGCCTTCTATGGCTTTAAAACCCAAAAAAGATAATAACTTTAAGATAAAAGTTAAGAATAGTAGCTCAGAGGGCGAGAATATCGTCTTTTTTAAGGGTGGTGCTACTGTTGTTGAAGGGACCTGGGTATACCTAAATGATTTAAGACTTAATGTAGAAGAAGTTGTTCTTAAGTACATAAATCAGGTATCTCGGAGGGTCTTTAATCATGTTAATTCTATCTTATATGTCCTTATAGTACGTACAGAAACCGGTACAATAGAAGTTCTTCCTAGCGCATCTTTTAATAAAAAAAGCTACGGAGATGTTAAAGTTTTCCCGGACCTATCAAATAAAGTCCCTTTAGTATTAGTAAAACTGACACAGGATGGGTCATCTGGTCTTACTGGTATAAATCCTATAAAGAAGGAAGATCTCGAGGTATATAAGGGGCAGGGAAATTATACCTTAAAAGGTGCTAAAGGAGACGAGGGGTATAAGGGGTTTACAGGATACCAAGGTATTACGGGGCTCCAAGGGATAGAAGGTTATTTAGGGGATACGGGTATTCAGGGAGCTACGGGTTTGCAGGGGATAAGTATCCAGGGAGTGACCGGTGTAGAGGGACTTGATGGTGAGTATATACCTAGGTATATACCGGATAGATACATCTAATTGGAAAACATATAAAAATGGATTATACAGCTTCAGTACAGGAAAGAGTAGGCTTAAAGCGCTTTAAATCCGGTATAGAGTTTAAGAAGAATGTTCTTCAACTAGCTCGTAGTGTACAGGATAGATTGTTAAATGCGCTTCCTAGTAACTATTCTAAAGACCATAATACTAATTTAGCAGAGCTGTTTCTGTCCGTCGCTAAAGAGTTCTCACGGTATCAATACTCGACCTCAGATGTTAATGAAGATAGGTATCATGTCAGTACTCGTCCTGAGTATCTCTTTCAGATATTAGGGGACACTCTTTTTCTTGGAGAAAAAGTAGTAAATGATAATTTGGCAGATACACAGTACCGAGATTTTCTAATAAATGTAAGAAACGGGTACTATGGTGGAAGTCGAAAAGATAATATCGAAAAATCCGTATCTAACATACTAGGGATACCTGTAGAGATACAAGAGATATATTTACAGGTAAGAAAAGAGACCTCTTTTTATACTCTTAAAGATACTCATAGGATGTTCTTTAACATCTTTATGGATAAATTAGGAGCCTCCACATATTTAGTAGGTCTTCTTTTAGATGATATCCGATTTTTTATAGATATGATAAAGCCCTCTCATACCTTGTATAACACTCGTCTGATTTGGACAGAGACGTTAGGTAGTGATGGGGAGTGTACTCCTAAGTATAATACTACAAGTATGCCATACACGGTGTATGGGGCATCAAAGATAGATATGGTAACATATCTTGCTGAGAAGATCTATAAGGATGCCGTAGAAGATCCCCAAGAGAGCTGGGAAGAGGGTACCATACAAAGTATCGATTATGATAAGGGTGTTATCCTACTTACTGATAGTCGTATCCTTGTCTATAATAGATACACAGAGTTGTACAGGTGGGATGGTACTGAGTATGTAAGTATCAGTCCTGAGATTTTGCTCGTGGGGGACGTCCTAAAATATTATGCGACTAAAGATGGAGATGGTAGTTCAGAGATCATTGATGATCAGTGGTTATACAGTGGTATAATAGATGATATCGATGAGGATATAAAAGAGATATATCTGACAGATGGGTCGATAGTAGTGTACAATGATGAAACCTATATGTACACCCGGGATAGCTTAGGGGAGTATCGTATAGAGGATACAAATTTAATGCTCGGATCAGAGATAGCATTAAAGGCTACTAAATATAATGATCAGTTTCAATTTTATCAGGTACCTCCTGAAGTAGAAGAAAATTTCTTCAAGCAGTTTGACGACAAACTTATCGAACGTCCTATATTTCAGGAATATGTTAAAAAAGATAAAGAGATACCTGAGGGTACAGAAGAGGGTTATGATGTTGTAGTAAAAGATGGTGTTGCTACCATAGTAAGAATAGAATCTAAATTCTATAAAAGAGATAATGCAAAGGCTAAAAAAGAGAAAGAGACGCAGAGATACAGTTTATATATAGATGATGATTATACTGCACAATTTTCGGTAGATGACCCACTTCGTACGCTTACTCAAGAAGAAGCTAAAAATATATTTGTATTAAATTATGGGTATACTGGATTAAATGCTCCTGATGTTGATTATTACATAGATGTAGCAAAAACCGGATCCTTTGTAGAGGATGGGGAAGATGCTACTGTTCAGACTATAAATGATACAACAGAATTATGTGATAGGAGGGCGTCTTGTAATTTGATGCCTTTTTATGAGGATACCCGCAAATTTTATGCATGGCCGGATCTTCAGGTAACCTCAGGATTTTTTAACACCTTTTATCCTTTTACACCAGAAGAGTTAGAGAATGACCCTGGAGAATATAATGTTCCTGCCTGATATCATCTTTCTTCTGATCCTAATACATATACAATGCCTAAACTTCCTATGCTTAGTCAGCAGGGAGGTCTTGCGATTCCATCGGATCTGATAGTATACATAGACGGTAGGATTGTAGAGGATGCAGTAGTTTCAGTATCCCCCTGGGAAGGTATAGTAACGCTTAACTTCCTTCCTCCTTTTAATACACAGTTAAGAATTGATTACTATTATTCAGATAGGTTTCCTAAGCCTCAGAATTATTTAGAGACGGTGGTCTCAGATCTAGATGATTTTCAGGCGCAGCCAAATGATTTAGTAGGTCAGTTTAATATCATAAGTGAAAATGGGGTTGTACGAAGATTATCTTGGCCGTATGATGTAGTAAATCCGGCACTGTATGGAGATAGCTTAGACTATCAGGTAAATAAGTTCCCGATTCTTAATAGGATGGGTGAGCTGGCACTGCCTTCAGATATAACTGTTTCTGTGGGTACAAAAGTTGTTACGGGTAGTGCTGTTATTATAAGTAGAACAGAGGAAGGGGTAGATAAAGGTACTGTATTTGAGGATACGGTATCGGATCTTACTTTAGTAGAATCTGGTGATACTGTAATTTTTACAGTAAGAAATTATTTAGATAATTCTCTTATATATCATGTTGAAGAAGTAGATCCAATAAATGGTACTTTTAAGATTCCTAATCTGGTACCCGATTTAGTATCTACATTCCCATACACTATTTATAAATATGTAGAGGTACCGGATGCAGTTACAGCAGTGAGGCCTTTACTGGGTCATATCCGGGTTGATTTTCTACCTCCGTTAGATTCCATAATAGAATTTAATTATTACTACACTCATCAGCAGAGAAATTATTTAATGCTGCCTGATGCTTGTGCAGATACCTCTTATGGCTTTACGGAGTACACATCAGATACATACTATGGGTCAAAAAGTGGCTACACAATGCTTGTGGACCAAAATCCTGATAATGTAGACCAGCCATACTGGCCGTTTGAAGAATTACTTAAGATAGGGTATCGTTATAGGGTTTTTAATCTTTCTAATTCCTCAGTGCTTAATTCTGAGACTCTGCTACTTAATGACTATCAAAGAAATACTGTACAGGCATCTTTTAAGAATAACGGTAGTGTACTTAATGAGTTCAATCTTATGTTTTCCCCCGAGTACCTTACTGATTCAGATAAGGATGTTATTCTTAACGATCGGTACCTAAATAAGGATATAGAGCCTGCTACAATTCTAAATCCCGGGATACCATTATTTGTAGAAAGTTATACAGATGATGGGCATTATAGGGATTTATATCATGCGGTAGAAAAAGATACTTATGATCCAGATTTAGAGGGTGGATTAGATATCGGTGGGTCTTTTAATATTATTAATCCGGATGATTCAGGTATTATAGATTTTAATAATGTATGTGAGTATGGTACTAATAAAAAGATTAATCTCCATTCAGATCTTAAAATGGTAGAATTTTCTAATTGTGGGTATGATGCAAATCTAACATCAATAGATGAAGGTGGTCAAGTAATACCCTTTAAGTTTGCATATATCGATCAGTATTATCCAAATAGAGAGCTTAGATTAAATGATTACCTTGATTATATAAATCAGGTACCATCTGAGTATAAGACCGGGTCTATACAGGTTCTTAATAAATCTAATTTCATTAAGAGTATAGAGAAGAATTTTTTAGCAGTAAGGGCCGGGGATATACTCACTGTTAAGGATGTCCCTTTTGAACAGTGGGACAGTGATACACAGCAAAATATTGTAGTGTATAGGGATTTAGAGTACGTTATAGTTAATGTGATCGATTTTGAAACTGCTAAGTTTAATTTCCCTTTTGAAGGGGCTAGTGGGCAGTATGATTATGACCTAGTCCGGGCCCGCACATATGCTGTAGATGTTTATCTATCTAATTTAAATAGAGAGATAGTACTAAACGGAGATCTTGGGTATACATATGGTATCCCAGAAGATATACTTAAGAGGTTACCTGGTTATGGTGAGACGGGGGTAAATTTTAAGTTGTATTTTCCGGATCCTGATCCCGATCCATATCCCAGAAATCCTGATAATCCTTGGATTTCAAATCCTTCTGTGTCATATTATGATATTGAAGAATATTCTGTTGATGGCAAGACTTACCTTACAAATAGGACTCAGGGTGTTACCGGGATCATTAATACCTCTCAGATTATAGATGCTGAGGGTAACTCTAATGGGTATACCGGAGTATATACAGGTATAACGGGTCCCAGTGGGGCTTTAGATCTTGGTATAACGGGTCCTGTAGATTACGCAGATTTAAGATCTGTAGCTGATTATGATGTTTACCAGATCCCTTCTACAGAGACGGGTATCTTTATATCGTATAGCGAAGCAGAATATAGGGTACAGTGGAGAAACTGGGATCAGGACATGATCATAGTGTCTTTAGGAGATACGGGGTCTCCCGGGATATTGATAGAGGATCCTTATAATTTAACAGATGACATTGGGAATGGTATTAAGAGAAGTTATTGGAATGTGAGTTCTGCTCAGGTAGAAAACATTTATTGCCATGGTACGGTGTTTGAGACCTCTGAGAGGGTAAGCAGTAGTGTTTCTGCTGCTAGTTATCCTTTAGCGGTTATGGTCATTACTCAGGAGCAAGAGGATGCGATATTATCTTCAGGGGATCCTGTGAATGATCTTCCAGAGCTAAGACTTGGAGAGGCTCAATATCAGTTATATAAGAGGATAATTAGAGAGATACTACATGATGACTCTATTAAGATAACAGAGATACAGCAATTGGTACCTATAGTGTAATAATAATCTCCTAATCTTTAGGCTATATAAATACATATAATAAATCGTCAAAGGAACAAATATGGGCGTTTTTCTGGAAAGATGCAAGAATATAGGATCCCTCCTAAGATTGAGCTCTTCGATGAAGGTGGAGGAGCCGAAGTATCCGGGTCTTAAGGGAGAGCTTTTTGTTAAGGCATATGATAAGGCTTTGGGTGGGGAGCTTGTATATGAGTATAATAAGCATAATATTATAGTTAATTCTGCTTCTATACTTATTGCACGACTATTAAAAGATAATAGTGAGCCTCAGAATGGTATTTCTTATCTTGCAGTAGGTAGGGGTAATAGCAATTGGGATCTGTTTGATCCTCCGGCCCCTACGACCTCTCAGACTCGCCTAGAGAACGAATTTTATCGCAAAGCTGTTGATTATTCAACTTTTGTGCATCCAGAGACAGGGGAGCCTACGACTGTCTATACAAATATCGTAGATTATTCTGTTACTTTTGGAGAATCTGAAGCTGTAGGCCCCATCGTAGAGATGAGTCTTTTTGGAGGGGATGCTACTGCTGAAATAAATTCTGGGACGATGGTAAACTGGAGAACTTTTCCAGTAATAAATAAAACGAGTACCATGACTGTTACTGTTATCTTTAGGATCACTTCATAATGAAATATGTTTTTAGTAATATCTCTTTAAGTAGTGTTAAAGTTCTTGCTCATGTAAATGACGGGCAGCAGGTTGTTAATGTCATATATCGTGATAAGAAACCTAGGCTATGCTATAAGGGCCATGAAGTTTTTAGCTCAGATAGGCAGTCATCTGATAGATTTTCTCAGGTGACAAATGACCTTTTGGTAGAGCTCTATAAGGATAGTCCGAAAGTAAAGATATTTAAAAGTACAGGTAAAGTGCCCGGAGCAGAGTGTCTCAATAAGTTTTTATCAGATGCTCCGGGTGCTTTAGGCAAGAAAAAGGTGGAGGTGCTAGATATCTCCGATGATCGTAATAATATTCAAAGAAGTCTTGACCATACTTTTAATGCAGGTGAAGGCTTGGATATAGGGTGCCTGGTAAAGAATCTGGGAGTATTTAAAAGAAAGATACATAGTCTTTCAATGATGCTTCTAGCTATCAAACAGGATGCTTTAGCTTTGGCGAGGACTAAAATAATAAAGCAGATGTGGGGATCGGATAAGATCCAGGACATATTTGATAGCCTTAGGGAGAACCTTGCTAATGACGATCAGTGGGCAAAGATTGATATGTATGAAGAACTTCTAAATAAATCAGTATCATGCCTACAAGTAAAATTTAAAGGTGAACTCTTAGGTCAATGTAAACGGGAATCGGATGTCATCTCTGAGATACTAATACCAGAAGTAATAAATAACTACGAGAGTATTAAAAAGTTACTTTTTAAGGCTGTAGCGGTTTTGTCAGTGTTAGCGCATCTAGATAAAATTTTTAAGCAGCATACATCTTACCCGGCTTTTTATTTCCTAGATGAGGCCTTATATGAGAGTTTTGATCAAGAGTATAATTATCTCTTAAAAGTATTATTAGAAATACCAAAGATAGAGGAAAAAGTTGTTTATCCTCTTGATGTCATACGGATGCAGTATCTGAATTGAAATAGGAAATAATATGGCCGATAATTGTAATGTCCCTCAAAATAGGTATGTTGAGGTAGAAGATAGAAGCCTGGAAAATGTAGTCTTCTTATATCGTAGATCGCCACTGACTAGTGAATGGAATCTCATAAACGATATAAGTAATGAGAAACTTAAAGGGACTGTTACAGCTTCTATTCCTTCCGGCTGGTACTCTGTAGAGGATACTTTACAGGATCTAGATGGGTCTAAGGCAATCGACGGCCAGGTACTATGCTCAGAATCATATTCTGCGAATACTTTTAAGGTAGCTTCTGCAGGTCATAACATTGCCATAGTCAATGGCATGATAATAAATTTCCAGGGTACTAATTCGGTAACTTCTGATAATACCATAATGCTACCGGATCCTATTAGTCAAAGATATGATTTTGTGTATCTTGAAGTTTGGAGAAAACTGGTAAGTTATACCGACTCTCTATATCCTTATGGTAACATTACTCAGAATCCTTACAGTGATAATCAAATACTGTGGGCAGCTATCGGTGCTGAAACAACTAAAAGAGTGCAGGTACAATATAGAGTTAGAACTGAGTCGATAGCAACGAATCTAAATGCAGATAGTGATGTGTTTAGTGATGTGTCTATAAATCCAATAGGGGGACGTACTAACGGGGAATACAGCTTTGCTACTTATAGTAAATTTGGATCCTCGGATATAGGTTTATATGTAGCAGGAGATGGCTCTACCGATTCTAAGACAGCTTTAAATACTGTTGATGGCTACGTATATGCTATACCTATGTTTTTGGTCTATAGAAGAACACGTACAACAGAAGTTTTTACTGCTACGACTATAAATAATACTTCGGTAACAAAAGACCTCTTTAATAGTGGCATACGTAAAGATCGTCCTGATGAGAAATTGGCTGATGTAATTTATGCTGACGATATTATTGATTTTAGGCATAAGTTGCTGTCTTCCGGAGAAGATGTAAATACAAGTTTAAATAAAACTGTATCAAAACTTCTTGCGGGTCAGTTAAGTACTGCTCTTAAAAAAGCTGCAGGAGAAAATGGCCAGATAAGTATGGCCTTTTCCGGTGGTAGTATGCCTATGAAGGTTGAGCGGATAAACAGCACCGGTGGTGATGATATACCGGATGTAGGAGATGGAAGTAACACTACTTCTACTACATTTAAAAGGCGCTCATTCACTAATGCGCAATACACGAACGGTCTTAATATTATAGAGGTACCCAGACCAGGGACTACCTGGCGGGATGGCGACACCATTACATTATCAAGTGTATTAAGTTTTCCAAATGGTGAGATTGTATCTATTGAGGGTTTTTACAGCCCGACATTAGGAGTAGTTACAGGGGTATCAAATACCGGAGTAGATACCGTAGAAGTAGCTGATACCGGAAGTAATAGTATAGTAGGTACTTCTGATACTTTGTTTATGGAGTATACCTTTAAATATAACTCCTCTTCAGTAACAGGGTTTAAGGATGTTCCTTCAAATTTTATAGAAGTCTCTAAAAGTACATATTTACCTATAGCCACTCGGGATAATGATGTTCTTGTTCGTTTTAATAATGACAAAGAACTTCTTGACTTTGGGCTAAATCCAAATAATGGCGATACGGATATCAGGGACTATGTACACTATTCAGGAGGGTCCTATAATGAGAATGTTGATTTTGGCCATGAATTGGTCGTATACCGTACCGTATCTGCCACCAGTATTGTTACTCTTAATCTTGAAGATAGCAAATTAAATGGCTATTATATTTTGGGAGTAAAGAGAGTAGAGCTCTATAGCGGTTCTTCTTGGGGAAATCCTGTAGATTTTTCACAGGATAGAGTTGTTACCCTGTCCCCTTATAAAATAGACGGATATACACTTACAATAGCAGGTGGAGCGAATTTGCAAGCCCGGATAACACTGTATACCGGTAGCAAATTTATTGCAGATGTAGGGGATCCATATCTAGTAAATGATTCTTTTAAATTCTTTGAATTAAGTAAACAGGGCCGGGGTGTATTAGATACTTATGAAATGATCGAAGCTATCGCAGTAGAGAACATATCAGACCCAGGCAACTATGTAATAGATACAGGTGATAAACCTATTATTGCTCTGGCAACTAAGACTCGTACAGAGCTGGGTTATGAAGAGGGCTACCCTTTTGCATATAAGTTTAATTCTACTGCTACCTCTGTGTCGGTAAGTCCTAGCACAATAAATCAGAGTCTCCCTGTAACAGGATCATCTAATTATACAGAAGATTTTCTTCCTACTAGGATAACAATAGGAGCTACAGCAGGATTAGGTAAGTTACGAGTTCCTTTGCTTGTACATAGTTATGTGGCAAGTAGTGAAGTCCCTTATAATTTTTATTATAAGTTTTCACCGTATCAAGGGATATTAAACGGGACCTCTACTTTTTATGGTAGGTTTGAAAAAGAGGGCCCAGCTATTATTACTACTCTAGGTTCTGGGGCCGTAACTAATTACTCATATACCGGGGGTAATGTGATCCTTACTACAAGCTCTCGTAATGTTGTAGGAGTGCAGAGTAGCGGTGTTTACCCTGAATGGACGAAATATGTAAAAGAGGGAGATTACCTCAGTGTTGGTGGGTCCTATTATAAAATCTTAAATGTTTCCAGTGACATAGGCCTTACATTGTCGGGTCGTTTTGTTGGGGTTTCCGGGCAGTATGCTTATGAGATCGTTAGATTGGATACTGCAAAAGACGGTATTTCTAATGTCGTCGATCGAATGCCTGCATTAAATATTACTGCTGGAAGTGGTATAGCTGCCTATCAATGCTATTCAGAAGCTATGAACTTCTTAATATATGAAGCTTCATTACTTATGAGCGCTCCTAAGATAAAGATAAATGATCCTCTTAATGCGCAGGTTAATGATTTTATGGTGGGGGTAGGTACTTCAGCTAAACGGGGACGTAATGATATTTCTCTTACAGATTCCTCTAATCCTGTTTTTAAGATTTTTACAGACAAAGCTCGGCCCTATCTTATGTATGAAAGGGTAGGATCATCATTATCAGATGGTTATAAAAAGGTATATCAGATCTATCTTATTAATAGAAGTGCTTTAAATTTTGTTACTGGGGAATCAGGTATTACTGGTAGGCTTTATATGGCAGTAATAAGTGGTGAAGTGCCTGAGACTATTGAGAATAAATTCAATCCTTTTAAGGACCTGGATACAATAGATGTATTTGAGATATCTGGTCGTCCTATTTGGAAACAGGGCTAAAATAAATGGATACTATAAGAGTTAAAAATGTTCTTCGGAGAGTATACGCAGCTAAAGAGGATGAAGCTCCTGAGCAGGCTGCAGTAAGGCGTAGGAGATATTATTACTATAATGCTCCTGCAGAGTACAGTATAAAGTTTACAGCTCTTAAGGACATGCTTTCGAAGAATAGCCCCGAGCAGGAATCAACTGCTAAAAAACTTCAGGGAGGTAACAGCGGAAAATACTTTGCTGATTATTTTTTTTGGAATAAATTGGTTGTAGTAACAAATGAGTACTCAGCGAAGAGTTTAGTGGTGTACTCCTGTTCACTGACACCCATAGGGTCGAAAGTTGCTGGGAGTGTCAAAATATTCCCCTCAGATACGAATGTTACTGCGGATAAGATTGAATCAGATCTTTTGTTATTTGAGGATAAAAGAGGAAATAGCTCAGTAATAAATGTAGATAAAACAAGTGAAAGTTACTATATGGAGGGGACTCCTCCTTCAAATATGGATCGTATACTCTTTTCTGGGGCTGCTCCTAGGGGCCAGTACCAGAATTATGAGGCATTTAGTCGGATATATGATGAATTTCGTATCTGGGTCCCTAATCTTAAGCAATTACTTCTTCCTAATTTTGATACCCCCCGTAATGATGACGTCCCTGGAGGCCATTATGTAGGTGGTGAGCAGGCTTATAATAAAATTGCGGGTGATATAGAGCTTAAGGGAGAAGAGAAGAAGGAAGAGACCCTTGGGGACAAATTAAAAGAGGATACATCTCCTTTTGAGCCTGTAGGTGAAAAACCAGTTACTCCGGAAAAAGGTGAATTTTTCGATAAGCAATCAAGGGATAAAGGGGATTACTCATCGGAGCCTTATTCAGGAGGTACGGATGTTATGCAGAGGTTAGTTAGTGATCAGGCAAAAAATATGAAAATACGTAAATCAGCTATAAGAGTTGTAGAAGCTCATCTGAATAAGTCTGCGATACAGTCTTATTCTCAACCTGCTCAAAGTGGTAATAATCAGAGTACGGTGACTTTAAATGTTACGGATGATCCCTCTAATATTTCTAAATCTAAAGATTTTTTAAATAAATGGGAAAAGCTTCATAACGAGCAGAAGAAAATTAAGAATGAATTAGATCAGCAGCAGAAGCAAATGGGGACGTTCCAAAAATAACCTCATTATAAATAAGTCTAATAAGTAAAGCGTTTAAGGTGCTACCTGTAGCATAAAAAAGTTTTCTGAAGCATTATACTAATGTGTATAATTCCTTCATTTTTAAAAAGTTAAATAAAAGTTTTTAGAAAAAAGTAAAAAGTTGCTTTAATAAAATATTGCACACCGGTATATTAAGAAGTAACGATTATAGTTTTTGGAAATTAGTAAATTTAAGGTGAATTTTTATGGGTTTCTCAGACACACCCTCTAATTATCCTTTTCTAAAAGAATTACGGGAAGGTAAAAAAGAGCCTGTATTAAAGAGCTGCAAATACTTAAAAGAGTCTACAAAACTACGTGGTTATCAAGTAGTAGGTTGCCTGCATCTAATATGCCTAAGTAGGATGATCCTCGGAGATAGCGCAGGGCTTGGAAAATGCGTATCAGAAGATACGTTAATTCCTACTTCTAAGGGCATTTTTCCCATAAAGCATTTCTATAAATCAGATATTAGGATCCCAGATACTTTACATGCCTTAGATGGTGTTGAGGTGCTGGGGGAGGGTGGGTATAAGAAAGCTTCTCATATCTATTTTAGTGGATCCTCTAAAGGTTTAGAGGTGATTACTGAATCAGGGTACCGGATTAAAGGCCTTCCTCATCACCCAGTGCTGGAAAAGAGTGGTATCTACAGAAAGTTACAAGATCTCACAGTAGGGGATCAAGTTCAGATAAAAACTGGAGGGTATGTTTTTCCTACAGAGATCCAAGAGGTCCCTTTAGAGATAAATGGGGATATAGTTCTTCGGATAGATGAAAAATTTGCATACTCTTTAGGCATCTACAAATATTTCTTTCTTAATAACAATAACTCAGAATATTCAGATAGTTTTTACACATATCTTTTTATATACCTTAATAAAGTGTATAAAAATGCAAAGATATCAATGGATGTTATTAAGAAATCATTAAATTTTAAGATACACACGGATATCCAGGGTTATATAGTACCTGATCAGATTTTTAGAAGCCCAAAACAGGTAATAATAGCTTATGTAAAGGGAGTAATAGGGGTACCAAAGCCCGGGGGAGGCTCAATAGTATTTGAAACTCGCTATAAACCATATCTCCAGTCTTTACAGATGCTACTTAGGACTTTAGGGGTAAATTCGGTAGTGTCTAGCTATAAATTAGAAGTAAGAGATACCCAAACTTTATATGATCTATACGAGGGCCGCGTATTAAGAGATATTCAATCTACAAAATTGGAAAAAGTTGTAGAGATTAAGAATGTTAGGTGTGACTTTTTTGATTTTCATGTACCTGATGGTCATAATTTTGTTGGTAACGGGTTCATTAACCATAACACCCTTCAAAATATTGCTTCGTACTCCTTTTGTCTTCAGAAGGACCCGGAATTAAAGCTTCTTATAGTATGTCCTAAGTCTGCTATGGATCAGTGGGCGGAAGAATTCGATAAGTTTACAGTAGGTATTACAACACATGTACTTCAAACTGTTTATGGGGAAAGAAAAGATGGCTTAGGGTATGGCCTTGTAGAGGATCTTATTGAAAAAGAGATCCCTTTTAGACGTGTACATGGGTATAAAGCTCGAAAAGCTCAATATGAGACAGTAGATGCAAATGTTTTAATAGTTAATTACTATGCAATACAGGAGGATTACACCTTCTTAATAGAGAATAGATATCCAAAGTTCACTTTTATAATAGATGAATGTCAGGAAATCAAAAACCACAGAACATTAAAGCATATGGGAGCGGATGAAATTGCAAACAGAGCCCATAGAGTATACGGTTTAAGCGCTACAGTAATAAAAAACAGGCTAGAAGAGGCATATTACATCTATAAAGTGATCGTCCCGGGTCTTTTGGGAGGTAAGAACAAATTTTTAGCTAAGTATACAATTAGGAAGAAGCATGAGCTTAGAAAGAAGGGGTCAAAGAAGAAGATCCGCTTCAATGAAGTCGTAGGGTACAAGGATCTAAAGGAATTTAAGCGTGTAATAGACCCTTTCTTCTTAATACGTAAAACAAGGGATGTGGCAAAAGATCTCCCCTCCCTAATATCTAAAAAAGTTGTAGTAGAAATGACTACTGCTCAGAGAAAGCTTTATAAAGAAGCTCTTTCGGGGGATTTGTATCGAAGATTATTAAGGACCCGTTATTTTGAGTTAAAAGAGAAGCTGGCATCACAAAAGAACCCTAAAGAGAGTGATCTCGTTAAATATGAAAAGCTTCAAATAGCATATGACAATTCATTAACAGAAGAGGGTGTAGCAAACAGTAAGATAGCTGCTCTGTCTTACTGTCAATTAGTGTCTAATGGCCCCTCATGGGTAAATGAGGAGGGTGTTAGTGCTAAGGAGGATGAATTTAGGCGGCTTTTCGAGTACGAGCTATCAAATGAGAAGGTTATATTATTTACGAGGTTTAAATCAGGTATACCGATATTAGAGAAGATCCTGGATGATCTTGAGATGAGTCATGTTAAGATCACGGGGGATGTTTCTTCAGCGGATAGAAATAAAAATAAGTTAAGGTTTCAGGATTTTGATGATGATGTAAATGTGATCTTCATTACATATGCGGGGTCTGCAGCTATAAATCTTCAGTCAGCTAATGTAATCCTATTCTATGATACTCCTTGGTCTTATGGTGACCTGTATCAAACGATAGGAAGAGCACAGCGTATAGGTAGTATATACAAGCACATTTATTTAGTGCATCTAGTTACAAAAGAGACTATAGATGAGCATGTTTTAAAAATTTTGGAAAAGAAAAAAAGTTTAATAAATGATGTAATGGGTGATATAGCTCATGGAGCTATAGAGTTTGGGGAAGATGAGCTTCTTTTTGAGGATAGTGAAAGCGACATAGACGCCTTATACTCTAAAGTTTTTTCTTAGTTTTTAGAGGAATATATGAATTTAAAAGAGAACCCGTGCCCGTATTGTGGTGGTACTAAATTTATAGGGACCGCACATAAAACTATAATCACTATGGGGAAAAAAGCCATATACACATATGGTGTTCCGTGTTATTGTGAGATCAGCGCTCAGATAAGAAAAAAGTTTACTATCCTATCTAAATACCCTGTAGTCCCTCCTGTAGATGCCTCAGAAGTACATAAGAGATATAGTGATAAAAACATGATCTTCTATGGTGACGAAGATCTCTTTTTATATACTGTAAAAAGTTTTTTCACAAAGGGTTTTATAACTAAGGACTATATGGTACTGGAGGGTATGGAAATTGTAGATAAATACCATGCCCCAAAGGAAGATGGGTCCAGATTAACATTATTAGCTTTAAATCAGTATGATCTCTTAGTGATTTTGTTTACTTCCCAGTCGGAGTACAAAACATTAAAGAGTTCAGTATGTGAGGTTATTAAGAACCGGTATCGTCTGGGTAAAAGCACTTGGATATACTCAAGGGATGAGGGTACTCTAAAGGGTTCAAAAGATTATAGCCAGGATTTAGATCAATATTTTGAGAAGTATGTAAAAGTAAGGTTAACAGTAAATGCTTATAAGGGATATTTTGCGGGTGTGACGGGTAAAATAAGTGCTAAGATGTCTCGGGACACACAGGACAGACTATCTAATTTATAGATTTTGGAGAGAATATGGTAGATCTAGATGTACTCTTTAGATCAATTATAAATTTTAAAAAAGAGGGTAAAGAGACTATTACCCAAAAAGATCTTCTTAAGAATTTTAGATCTTTACAAAATGTAGTACCTAATCCACCGGAAGAGAAAGCCTATAAAAAGTTATATCATTTTATTCTTAATTATATAAAAAAAGCAGACGGTCAGCCGGAGCTTCCTTCATATGAGTTTATAAAAGCAAATTATGAGGCAGTAGAGGGTGATGAGACTGTTCTTGCTCTATTAGAAAAGATTAAAGTACAGACTCCTTACATCGGCCAGGATTTTAGAACCATCCTGGAGAATTATAACGATGAGCAGAATCTATTAAGATTTGAGAGAGTCCTATCTAATTCAAATAAGGTAGCGTCAACAGGTCTTACATTAGGTAGAGGCCGAAATAAAAAAGAGATAAAGGGTATTACAGATGCTATCTCTTATTTCGCCAGAGAGACTAAAGAGCTACAAAGAAATTTAACAGGGGTAAAAACAGAAGGTCAGATAATATCTACAGAGGATTCTACAGAGATATTAGAAGAATATAAAAGAGCTGCTACAAATCCTTTAGATACATTAGGTATAAGTACGTGGCTTAAACAGATAGATGATAAAACTGGTGGGATGCGTAATACAGAGTTATGGCTTGTAGCTGCTTTTACAGGGCATTGTAAAACTACCTTCTGTTTAAATCTTGCGTACAGAGCTCTTTTTGGTGGCTGGAACTCCTGTTATGTAAGCTTAGAGCAAACCTACATAGAAATACGGAGGCATTTATATGTACTACATGCCTGTAACCCTATCTTTAAAGAGCTCCTTCCTGAATTCGCAGATCTTGTAGGAAATATAAAATATAACGATGTAGAATACGGCAGACTGAATAGTCGGGAACAGGATTTCTGGTTTGAGATCTGTAAAGATTTTGATAAAGCTATAAATAGTAAATCAGAAGAATATGGCCGAATGTTTATATGGCAGCCTTCAAAATCCGATGTTACAACTGCTGATATTGAGATGCAGATGCGTTCTTGGCAGCAGGAGCTTCGTGCAGACAACCGAGGTGACCTGGAACTTTCCATTGTGGATTACATAACTCTTATGGGATCTACAGAAGAAGAGAAGACTCGAGACCATAATCAGACTACTAATAATATTATTAAGAATTTAAAAAGAATTTGTCTGACTTTTAATAATGGTAGAGGGTGTAGAGTGCTCTCACCTTTTCAGATGAACAGAAATGGTTATAGGGAGGCCTTGGCGAATGAAGGACGTTATTATTTAACTGCTCTTTCAAATGCACATGAAGCAGAACGTTCCTCGGATGTTATCCTATCACTTTTTAAGCCCGAGGATAGTGAGGAGTACGCAAAATTAAAGATATGTGGGCTTAAGAATAGAAGGGCTGGATCTTTTGAGCCTTTTGATGCTTGTGCTCAGTTAGAAACAGGCTTCATTTATAACTTTACAGATACTATAGAGAATTCATCAAATATAGATATCAGTGGGATAGTAGGTTAAAGATGAAGGATCTGGAATCCATAAAAAAAGAAATAAAAAGGCATATATCTTTATCAGATATCCTTCTATCAAGAAGCCTAATAACAGGTGCAATAGAGGAGGAGCAGTTTTCTTGTCCTTTTCATGGAACTGATAATAAGAAGAGCTCACGATTTTATAAGAGTACGGATTCTTCTTACTGCTGGGTATGTAAGGAAAAGCTTGATCTTTTTTCTTGGGTAGGTAAAGAAGAGGGCTTAAGTTTTCAGGCTGTCCTAAGAGTATTAATAAGTAGATACCGGATAGATATCTCAAAGCTACCTGATGCTTTTGAGGCTCCAAAAAGTAAAACGTATAAAACAGAAGTTTCAAAGTCTAGTAATAATAAATTGTTTGTAGAGAAGATAGCACAGGCGATTAAGGCCTTAAAAGATGAAATTGATTTTGAAAAATATTCTAAGATGGTCCTGGCTTATATGATACTAAGGAATGCTACTCCGGAAGAAAAATTTGATAGGGCATCTGGGGCACTTAAGAACTATATACTTAAAACCATTGAGGAAGTATAAATGGCAAAGAGGGGCGTTTCAATAGCTACACATATGCTAAATGATTTTAATTCAGAAGGAGTTAAGGATATTCTGGATAAAAAAGAATGGATGGAAAATCCAAAGTTATCATTTAGGCTTCTTACGACACAAAAAGATGTTGAAGAGTACATAGATTTTCTAATAGAGAATAAAATCTGTGCTCTAGATTTAGAAACCACCGGATTAAATACTCGATTAAATGAGGACGGGAGATCTGCATCCACTATTGTTGGGATATGTATGGCTTCAAGTGCTATGGAGGGAGTTTATGTCCCCGTAGCTCATGTAGACCGGGAATACAATGTAGCTGAAAGTTTTATGATAGAGCAACTGAGGAGGCTTTGTGCTAACTGTGTTTGTATCTACCATAATTTTAAGTATGACGGTCAGATATTGTGGAATTATGGTATTTACATAACTGACGAGAATATGTACGAAGATACCATGTTAATGGCTGCCGTAGAAGATTCCTCCAGGAAACAGAAAGGTTTAAAACCACTCTCAGAGATGCTTTTGAAGAGACCCATGCTTTCAATTGATGGCTTAGGGGTTCTTACAAATAATAAAAAGGTTGTATCCTTTGATATGGTACCTCCAGCAAGAGCTTTGTACTATGGAGCTCCTGACGCTATGAATAGTTTTGGTTTATATAAGTTGTTTAAGTACCGCTTAGATAATCAGGATCCTACAGGTAGATCCGGGCCATGGGCTATCTATAAAGTAGAAAAGCGTTGTACCTTTGTAACGATGGAGATGGAGCGCAATTATGTAAGGATAGATATTCCCTATCTGAAGCAAAAAAGAGAAGAAGTTATAACTAAGCTTAAAACTTTAAAATCTAGTATGTATGATATTGCTGGCCGGGAATTTGATATAGACAGCCCGAAGCAGCTGGGAGAGCTACTATTTAATGAACTTAAATATGTGTATCCTATAAAAGATAAAACAGCAAGTGGTCAGTACATGACTGGAGGGGAAATACTGGAAAAGATCCAGGACAAGTACCCAATAGTTGATTTAATAATGAAGCACCGTAAGTTAGAAAAAATTCTTGGCACATACATTGAGAATTTTATAAAAAATGCTGATAGTAATAATGAGGTTAAGTTTCAGCTTAATCAGGTACGGGCGGAGACCGGGCGCTTTAATAGTACCGGTGGAGGTGGCCTTTTAGTAGACGGTTATAGTGGAGTAAACTGTCAAAATATCCCTGCTCCAAATGATGACAATCCTGATGCTATTAATTTAAGAAGAGCTCTGTTAGCTCATGCGGGTTTTAAGATAGTCACTATCGATTATAGTGGTGAGGAACTTCGTATAGCTGCTAATCTTTCTCGGGAGCCCATGTGGATTAAAGAGTTTTTAGAAGGTACAGGGGATCTTCATACTCTGACAACTAAAGCTATCCTTAGAAAAGATAAAATTTCCAAAAAAGAAAGAAAACTGGGAAAAACCATTAACTTTCTGACGATGTATGGCGGAGGGCCTGCAGGCTTTGCAGCTCAGGCAAAAATAACCATTGATACCGCTAAAAAGATGATCATAAATTTCTTTACAGCATATAAAGGTTTAAATAACTGGATAACAGAAGAATCTAAGAGGTGTAGAAAGAGAGGTTATAGTAGTACTGCATTAGGAAGACGTAGACCTCTGACTGAGTACTATACCAATGAGGATAGGCGTATCCAGGCAAAAGGGGACAGACTGGCTATTAATAGTCAGATTCAGGGGTGCGGAAGTGATATCATAAAGATCGCTTTATTTAGGGTGTGGAAATGGATACATGAAAATGGTTTTGAAGATGATGTAAAGATTATTATGCCTATCCATGATGAAATCGTTTTTGAAATAAAAGAGGATAAGTTAGACTTTTATATCCCGGAGCTATGTGAGTTGATGGTGATACGGGATATCGTAGATAAATTAGGGTGGCCTGTTCCTTTTGAAGTGGATGCTGAGTACGGTGACACGCTTAGTATCACTAATGACTATTGGAAGGAGAAAAGGGCAAAAAAGAAAGAAGAGGGTCCTACAGTTGAGTCTAAACAAGATACTACTGTATCTGATCCGGTATATAATGAGACCCCTGTAAAGGGTAAAGAAGATGAAGAAGAAAAAAAAAGCATATTTCCTCAGAGTGCCCGAGAGATTGTTTCTGAAAATAAAGGGGATCAGGGGTTAGTGCCTTTAGTTGCGAAGGAGTTTGTAGCATTGGATGAGATTGAGCTTAAAGAGAAGCTTTCTGAGCGTATAGATAATGAGGGGTACTTTATATATTCGATAAATAATGATGCTATCAGTGCTAAGCAGGTGGGGGTGATCCTACATGTGCTTAAAATGAGTAAAGGGATTTTTGAAGGGCCTAAATTTAAAATCTGCCTTGTTACAAAAAAGGGTGAAGTACTTTTTCGGAGTAAGCATGAATTTTGTATTGATGCGTTTGTAATGGCGTGTCTTTTATATAATATCTAGAATAAAGGGGGGAACAAAATGGTTGAGGCCGCCACCGTCAAAGATTTTGTTAAAAAAAACGAGGAGCACCTTAAGAAGTTTATGACATATAAGACGGGTATCACGGATAAGGATATTTTACATGATACTATATACAGCTTTTATGTTAGTCTTATAGAGACGAGGGCTTTAGATGAGTATGACCCGTCCAAGGGGAAATTTGATACGTATATAATAACCTTATTTTGCTGGACATTCCCGTTATCTAAGAAAAAGAATCATAGAGTTATGTATAATCATGTCTCGGAGATATATAATAATTATAAATATATGGATGTTTGGGAGTTTCTGGGAAAAGGCAATGATTATGGGTATAAGATAGAGGGGAGTTTTGATAAATCTGAGGGGGATATGTGGGGAGATCATGCTCATGCTTATTTTAGCACAAAAGATGAATGTCAAGCGTACCTTTCTGACTTTATATCATACATAGAAAAGACTGAACCCCCTAAGAAAGCTAAGAGGATGATAGAGATCTTAAAAAAACGAGGGGCGGGCTGTAAGAGCGTGGATATCGCTCAGACATTAAGGGTTTCTCCAAATTTAGTTAAGATACTTAGGCAAGATATGAGGAAAAAGTTCGATGACTGGAAAGACGGAAATACCTAAAGAGCAACAATATCAGGATATAATTAATGAGATCAAGAAGTTACAGCAGATACTGAAAGTTAATAATACAAAAGATATCTGGTTTGAGGATAAGCATGACTATAGAAATCTTTTATTAAAATTAAATAGTCTTAAGAATAAAGCAGTAAGATTTCCAAAAAGTATAAAAGAAAGATACAAATAACATTTACATAATTATATTTAATAATGGAAAATAATATGGAAGAACAAACATTAGATATAGATGACTTGCTGGGAGAGGGTGGAGCACCCTTAAAATTAGAAACTTCTAAGGAGGTTGTTGGGCCCTCTTTTGATGGGGACTCCTTAAAAGAGGGGGCTACTCCTACAAAGATAACAGACTTAAGGGATCGTCAGATACTATGGAATAATAAATGCAGGGATGTCTTTTTAGATCTGAGGCATATGATATTCCATGCGGATGAAGAAGATATGTATTTAGAGATCCCATCATATAACAATCCCGTATATTTTAAAAAGAACCCCAGTAATCCTAAAGATCCTAATGTTATTCATTCTCAGAAGCAGTTTTGCAAGTTAGTTGGCATCCCTCATAGTTTTTTTATGAACAATAGGCCGAAATTAAAAGAGGATATTGTTCGTACCTGGCAAAGTGGCCTTAATTCTGAGAAAGATTCCGCTAGATGCGTAGCACGTATAAGAGAGGCTGAGAGTTTCTCAACGCTTCGGGCAATTATTAAGTCCTCACATTCTGTAATAAAGAATGATGATATTCTTTCAGCTCTTTTAGAGAATATGACGATCCCTTTATATGAGGATTTTGTATATGGGGATGAGAAGGATGATCTGATACTTCATGTGCGATATACAATCGGAAATAAATACAATATTATGTGGCGAGATGTCTGTCCCGGTTTTTCTTTGATTATATCTGAGTTAGGGGCTACTAGTTTAAGGGTAGATCCATTACTATATGATATTAAGAGTAAAAGTTCTTTTATAGCCTCTTTTGGGGGCAAGCCTTTTTTTACAAGTAAGTATGAAGATATACAGTCAAGTATTTTAAAAGAGACATTCAAGTCTTTATCTGATAAAATTAATGAGACTTTTCATGAGATGAATCAAAGGGTCGAACAGTTAATAAATGCACATCCTGAGATTGATTGTGATGATGAGTGCGCTAAATTTGTGCGTAGGTATAAGGTCCCCGGGAAGTTTAGCAAGGCACTTTACCATGAAGTTTCCTTAAATAGTAGTGAAATATCGAATTCTTTGGATTTTGCGGTGAGAGCCTCATTAGTTGCTAAGGATTTTGATCACATGAAACGGTTAAAAATAGAGAGTTCTATAGGATCATATTTAAATTTAGCATTTGCTAGGAGTTAGTCTGATGGAGTCTACAGAAGTCACCCCCTTATCCGATATACTAGATAGTATCCACATGAATAACCTCTATCAGAGGATAATAGAGACTCGTGTAATACATAAGGATGATAGCATCACGTATGGGACCGTCTTGTATCCTTTTAAGGATAATGAGTATGAAGTTACCGGGGAGCATGTATCTGTAGACTATGTATTTAAGTTTGCGAAGTCCTCCTGCAACTTTTGTAGCAGTAAAGGCTATGGTATTCATAACATAGAAAAGTCAAAGTTATCTAATCCTGAGGATTACACGATAGTATCAAAGCAGCCTGTAAATACTATGTCTGAGGATCAGAAAAAGATATGGATAGAAAAAGAGAAGCGCAACCCCCTATGGAGAGTCCTGTTACCGTGTCACTGTGTGCTGAGAAAAGCTGCAGAAAAAGAGCCGAATCTAATTTTTAATAACGCTAGAAATATCATTATACGAGTCACATATAGGATAAAGTAGAAGCAACTATGCCCCTTTCAGAAAAGATAGAAAAAGATTTAGAATTACTGGATAAATATGATAGTGCTTACTATAATCAGGAGCCGTTAGTACCTGATAGTACTTATGATCTTTTTAAAGATTACGTGTATAGTAAGCTTCCTCCTGACCATCCTCGTTTAGATAAAGTCGGACATGAGCCTTGTAGCACCTGGCCTAAGGAGACCCATGAGATTTTTATGGGTTCCCAAAATAAAGTTTCTAATGAGGATGCGATAAGATCATGGGTAGAAAAAACTAATAAGTTGCTAGGATTTGGGGTAGAGTATGTTCTTCAGTATAAAATCGATGGTTTTTCTCTTGAGGTACAATACAGTGCAAGTAAACTTAATAAAGCAGTGACTCGGGGAAATGGTCTTGTAGGTGAGAATATTACTCCTAATGCTCTTTTGTTTCGAGAAGTCCCTCATAGTATCCCTGTGGATAAGGATATCACGATAAGGGGAGAAGCTTTCTTAAAGAAGGAACACTATGAGCTGATACAGAAAAAAACGGGAGATCATTATAAGAACATCCGCAATGCTGCTTGTGGTATAAGTAGAAGGCAGGATGGGAAATTTAGTAAATATCTACATGTATTAGCATATGATGTCGGTGCTAATGTAAATACCGAATTAAAAAAGTTAGAGATTCTTAATAAGCTTCATTTTGTTACGGTGCCTACTTTTAATTGTAGAACTCTCGATGATATCTTAAAAGTATATCGGGAAGTAAAAGAGATCCGGGAGAGTCTCCCTTATGAGATAGACGGATTAGTGCTTAAAGTCAATAGTATAGAGCAGCAGAATAGCTTGGGTATAAAAAGGAGTCGCCCAGAAGCCCAGGTAGCTCTTAAGTTTGATAGCGACCAGGCTCTCACTACTTTAAATAAGATCATCCTCCAGGTAGGTCGTACGGGTAAAATAACCCCTGTAGCTTTGTTAGCTCCTGTGGATTTAATGGGAAGTACCGTAAAGAAAGCTACTCTTCATAATTTTGATTACATAAAGCAGAATTTTATTGGAGAGGGTGCAGAGGTAATAATTGAGAAGAAGGGGGATATAATCCCTCAGATAGTTGATATAGCTTCTGCTGGAGAGGATTATGAGACTCCTAAAAAGTGTCCTTCCTGTGGAGGGGATTTAGTATTTGATAACGTTAATTTATGGTGCTACAACGTAGGGTGTAAAGAAAGAGAGACTAACCGGATAAATTATTGGGTAGAGACACTTGATATGAAGGGGTTCTCGAATAAATTTGTTAATAAGTTGTGGGAATCTGAAAAAATACGGGCAGTAAGTGATATCTATAAGTTGTCTCATGAGGATTTTGAGAATCTTGAGGGTATAGGTAAAAAGACTGTAGATAGCTTTTTTAAGGTATTAGAGGGCACCTCTGAGATGCTCCTGGATAAATTTATAACGGCTTTGGGTATACCTTCTTGTTCTACAAGTACTGCTAAGGTGCTTGTTGATAACTTTAAGGATTGGGAGAGGATACAGTCTCTAACACCTGCAGATTTAGAAAAGCTTCCAGGATTTGCTAAGGTTTCTTCAGAAACTATCTGTATAGGGATACAAGAGATATCAGGTATGGCTCAGGAGTTGTTGAAGGTCATAAAAATAATAGAAGCAGGATCGGGTCCTTTGGCGGGTATGTCTTTCTGTGTGACTGGGTCATTAAAGAGTATGCCCCGCAAGAAGTTTCAGGATATGATCCGCTCTCAGGGGGGAGATGTAAAAGATCGGGTGTCAGAAGATTTGTCTTATCTCGTAACAAATGATAAGGATAGTGGGTCATCTAAAAATGTAAAGGCTCAGAAATTTAGTATCCCCATAATATCTGAGGATGAATTTTATGCGCTTTTAGGGCAGCAGACTCCTGAGAAAAAGCCTGAAGAGATCCCTGGAGTAAAATTAGAATTTGAAAATATTTTCGAATAGGAGCTGTACCCATGCAGTATAAAGATTTGATAATATCTAAATGTAATGCTCGTCAGAATGATAATAGTAGTTATGAAAATCTGATATCATCTATAAAAGAGCATAGTTTGATGAATAGGATGGTACTTCGTACTTGTGGTAAATGCTATGAGATTATAGCAGGAAGCAGGAGGTATCGGGCGCTGCTGGAAATTCATGGGCCAGAAGCAGCGGTGCTACCAGAGTATTATCAGATCCGGGATGATATTAAGGATGAAGAAGCGGTTATACTTTCTTTACTAGAAAATCAGCAGCGTGAAGATTTAAGTCCTATGGATTTAAACCGGTCTGCGCTAAAATTAAATGCCATGGGTAAGAAGGATGGTAAGATAGCATCTATCTTGGGTATTACTCCTCATCGGTTGAAGAGAATCTATAATTTATCAGCTGATTTTAATAAGATGCCCGATATTGTTAAAGAGGAGCTTGCTAAAGGGCCCTCTGAGTCTAAAATTAATGATGCTCATTGGGATAAGATCCGCAAGATAGATGATGAGGATGTAATAAAAGATGTTGTAGATTACATCATGGAGAAGGATAGTCCTCCCCGGGATATCCCTACGATTATAAAAGGAGTAGAGAAGCAGATGGGGCCCGGGCTAAGTGACGGGTCTAATGTTTCTAAAAATGTAGATACAGGAGCTCCGGAAGATGAGGGGCCTATAGAGTATGCTCATAAGGGTCAGCTTGTTTTAGAAAAGTATGGGGATGAAGAGATTCTGAAAGTTATTGGGAAGGGAGAAGATGAGGAGATACCGATAGCGCATTATAAGGAGTATTTACTTCATCCGGAAAAGTTTTTGTGTATGGTGACATTTAAGCTAAAGATTAAATCGTTAGATTAGGATAGTGCCAGAGGTGATTATCTATTAATATAGACAGTAATATGAACTCATAGTATTCTTGTGGGTAGATGTTGCCTTTTTTGAGCATGAGGAATAAAAATGGCTGATTTCACGAGCAGCAGTAATACATATTCGCTATCTAAAGGACCGAAGAGTCTTTACTACGGACAGGGTGACCAAGATCTATTTGGTGTTATTCTTAATGTACCTCAGACAGATGATGATGATGAATGGGGTGGTACAGGTAGGATAGCATTTGAGCGTATTATAGACCGTATTTCTGATCTGATACTAGAAGTTGAAGATCCCTATGGTTCAGGTACTAGCGGGCTCTTAAATCAAATGAATGCTCTTACAGGAGCTGGGGGTTTAATAAACCTTACGACTCCTAGCATGGCTTTAGGTAACATTCTTTTAAATGGGTCTACAAATGAGATCACTATTGGATCCTCTTCTAAGTTAAGTTCTTCTTTGCTTACGGTAGGGACTGATTTTAAGATAAGTGCTATATCTAATGGGTACTCAGCAGCATACAAGAACACCAGTGTTAGATGGTTTGATAATGGGTCCAGCCCTACGATTACTCTAAATGTAGACGGATCTACCTTGATATTAAGTAAGACTGCATTGACTCTATCTTCAGGAGTTGCCTTTGATATAGGAGAAATTTCTGTATCTGGGGATATATCTGTGGACAGTGTTACATGCTCTTCGATAAGCTGCTCTGGGATTATACAGGGCACAGGATTCTTAATAGATAGCTACACTAAATTTAAGGATTCACCATCTGTTCCTGGCGCTCCTGCTTCGGATGAGATGTATCTGTGGTATAGATTATCGGACAAACGTCTTCATATTTGGAGTGTAAGTGGAGATACTTTCCTTCTTACTCCTACTGTTCCAAATCTATTCCCAGAAGATGGGACTACTAATATAGGAACCTCTTCTAATAGATTTGATAGGATTTACGCTAAGGAAGTAGATACTCAGGCTCTAGTATTCGGGGGGTCTTTAACAGTAACAAACATGGCCTTAACAGGTACTCTTTCTGTAGGCGGGATTTCTACATTTAATGGTTTAGTTAACGCTCCCAAGGGATTAACTTGTAGTACATCTTTTACAACAACCGGAGCTGCCACAATAAATACAACATTGAACGTTCAGGGGGTTTCTCACTTTGGTAGTAATGTTACTCTGGGAGATGCTGTATTTGGTGATGCAGATTTAGATGTTATTGGGGATATTACAGCAAAGAGTGGGACGTTTTCAGGAGCATTATCTGCAGGATCCTTAAGTCTTAGTAGTTTAAGTTTAACCGGAAGTTTGTCGATAGGGACTACTTTAAGTGTCACAGGGACAACAACATTAGGTACTTTAAATGCCTCCACAGCATCTTTTAGTGGTACTGTAAATATAAATGGTAGCCTTAACTCTACAAGTTCAACTATACTAGTAAATGAAGATTTTACAATATCTTCGGGTTATTATCTGTACGGGTCTATACGTTCTAGTAATATTAGGCCTTCCTCACTTACCCCCGGTAAGGTAGGGGAAGTAGGTACTAGTACTCTTGGATCATACTTCAGTGATATGGTAAGTGAAACCTATACTTTTAAAGCCACAACCTCTATTCCTTCTGCCCACGCAAATTCGGATTTTGTTAAACTGTTTTATTATGCATCAAGTGACACCATAGCTACAACAAGAAAGCTCCCGGCGGATATAACTACTAAGTATGCTAACGATCGTACTAACTATATCCCAGCAGTAGATAATGATATTAATCTTGGTAGTACTGCAATAGCTTTTAAGAATTTGTATGTTTGGGGAGCACACGTAAATACATTATACTTTGGGTCTACTTATGGTGCTAGTCCTAGGCCAGGGAATTATGAGATCTCTATGTA